TACAACGGGCTAAAGCCTATCCAATCGGTCACGATCTATCGCGGTGATACATGAGTTTACTTTCTGACAGCGATTTGACTTGGATGCGCGACACCCTGGAATTGACCATGCCGGGGACTTGCTACATCATCAACCCGGCAGGAACGAGTGTATCCGATGGCATGGGTGGATTCACAAATACGCCAGGAACGGTAGGCACGTCTATTTGCAGACTTGACATAAAAGGCGGTAAAGAGATGCAGGCGAGCGGTGGTTATATCCCGTTCACACAAGTAATTCTTACCTTGCCTTATGACACAGTAATCACCACAAAGAACCAGGTCAAGTTTGATGATGATACCTACAACGTGGTTACGGTATACGATGATAGAAGTTGGCAGGCGTCCATTCGCTGTGAATTGGAAAAGGTATGAATCAAGTTAGATTAGATACCAGAGAGTGCGACAGAATAGCAGCCAAGTTGGGTACAAACGTGGATGCTGTGATTAGACGCGCCGCATTTCAGATTGAAGAACTCGCAAAGAATAAAGCACCGTGGGACACAACCGCGCTCAAGAACTCGATCTATACCGCGACCTCGAAGGAGGATGGTTATTCAAAAGCGGCTAGCGAGGCGAACAATAAACAACCTGGCGTAGAGACAGAACCATTCCCAATTCCAGAGAAGGAAGGATATGCCAACGTAGGCGCGTGCGTGAATTATGCGGTCTATGTTGAATATCCTGGCGCCGTGAGAAAGGGCGGGGAGCGGCCCTACCTAACCCCGGCGGCCGAAGAGGTTGCCAAACGTTATAACTCCGGCAAGGAATGGGAGTCAATAATCTTATGAACTCATTATCAAGCGCGGTGTTTTCAAAACTATCGCAGGGAACGGCTCTCACAGCTTTACTCGCAGGAACTTCATCGGTCTACTTCAATATCGCGCCGGATGAAGCGACCCTGCCTTACGTCGTGTTTAGTTATCAATCGGCTATGGATGAGAACCTCACCCCGCGCAGGTCTGTGAATGACCTCATGTATATCAGGGGGTACACGGATGTTAGCGGGGCGGCGGCTGGCAACATAGCCACACAAATTGACAATCTATTTCAAGGAGCGACTATCACAGTAACCGGATGGACTAACTTTTGGAGCGCACGGGAAACAGAGATTGAAAACACTGAAATAACCGCAAGCGGAAAACGGATCTACAACGCTGGCGGCGTATATCGAATTAGAGTATCAAAGGAGTAATAAATGGCTGACTTTTCTGGTAGTGCATTAGATGTCAGGTGGACGTATGGAACCGGAACCTACGTTCTAACGGGCGATCAGCGCACGTTTAGTTATACGCCGTCAATCGATTTAATCGAAACAACGGCAGGCGCTGATGCAAACAAGAATTACATTTCCGGGCCTAAAGATGGGCAAGCGCAGTTTGAAGCACTCATGCAGACCGGGACGGCTTTGACCGGTACGGCGATGTATTCAACTTTGAACGAAGGAAACGCGGGTACGCTAGTCTGGAGTCCTGAAGGAACCGCCACGACCAAACCGAAATATACCATGCCCGCTATCTCTTTGGGCGTGAGTTACGGCTATCCTTATTCGGATGCTGTTACTACTTCGGTATCCTTCCAGCAGAACGGCGCACGCACCGAAGGGACTAACTAATGGCTGACTTCACTCTGGCAAATGGGGATGAAATTACATTTGACCTGAATCAGATCACGGTGGAAGACTGGGAGAAGGTAAAGAACCCCGCCTTCTCCCAAAAAGGCGAGTTTGAAACGATTGGTAGGATTGCGGGACTCGACCCGGCAGAAATCAAAAAGATGAAAATGGGCGAGTACAAGATGCTATTCAAGGCTTTAGTCCTAAAGATTGCCAATCCGCTCTCTGACCCAAACTGAGTAAGCGGGTGTTCCAGTCATTTTATGGCGCACCCGCTCCTCACGAATACTGGGAATGGTCAATGTGTGAACGCTTCGGGTGGACACTGAATGATGTCCGCTCTCTAAGCATACAAGATTTACACAACCACTTTCAGATAGACGACGCCGTAAACAAGTATAAAGAATCGCACAAACCGCAGAGGCAGTCATGGCGACGAAGATAGGCTCTTTGTTCTACGAGATATACGCGGACTCCAGCAAACTCAATAAAGGTTTGACTGATTCTAAATCCACGATGGGGCAATTCTCTGACAAGTTCAAGAAGGTCACGGGAATATCTATTGACGCGGCTGGTGCGTTCATGCTTGCCGCTACTGCGGTAAAAAAGTTTATTGACTATGTGCGGAGTTCGGTCGACGCCACCGACGCTTACGTTTCATCCATGACCGATATGTCCAGGATGACGGGTATCAACATTGAGGACATGTCGCGCTTAGCACAAGCGGCTGACGATCTGTTTATCTCACAAGAGCAACTGAATACCGCCTTGACCGCCGCAGGACGCAAGGGTATTGATACATCAATCGAAGGATTGAAGGATTTATCGCGCCAGTATCTTGCGCTAGGTTCTGCCTCCGAGAAGGCGAAGTTTCTCGCTGAAAACTTCGGGCGCTCTGGAATGGCGATGGGTAAGTTGCTGGAGGTGGGCGCGGACGGGATTGACGCCGCAACCGCCGCGATTGCGGATAATCTCGTTGTAACTAAAGAAGCACAACAAGTAACCTACGCTTATAAGCGGTCTGTGGATGCTGTTGAAGACTCTGTAAAGGGCATGGCCTACACAATGGGTCAAGACGCTATGCCTATCTTGACAGACTTCAACATCGTTCTGGCCTACATAACAGATCAGGCATCCAAAGCAGACGTAAATTTATTCAAGTTGGGAACGACTGCGCTAACTGGACTTGGCTTCAATCTCCTGTCTGAATTGGTAAGCAAATTCGCTGACAAGATTATGGAATTGAACCCCGACCTTCTGGCAAACGTGGATGCGTCAAACAGTTTGGCAGGAGCAAATAGCGAAGTATACGATTCCTACCAGAACCTTTTGCCCACCGTCGAACAATTCATGGACTTACAGGGACAATCTGCCGATGCCGTTGAAGAAGCCACGCGCAGGATCGTTCTGAGTTTGTTGGAAGAAAGACTCGCGGCTGACGGGGAATTGACAACCGCCGAAATAAATTACTTGCTACAACTTGGCGAACAGTGGGGTATCTATTCAGAGCAGGCCGTAGCAGACGCGCAGGCTGTTTTGTCTGAGGTTGATGCGTTAGCAGAGGCATATAGCAGCATCCCGTCACAAGTAACCACAACCATTACAACGATTTATAAAACAATTGGGAAGCCAGAGAATACCCAATTGAAAAATACATCAACACAAGACCAGATAAAACTAACATCCCCCGGCTTTCAGGGCGGCGCATCTGGCCTTGATATGGTCGTTCCCCCAGGATACCCGAATGATTCCTTCTTGATCGCGGCGTCGTCTGGGGAGAATGTAGACATTGGCAGGGGAGACAGCGGCGGTAGTCCAGAGGTCAAAGAGTTTATGGCTATGCTGACGACCCTTCCTGATCAGATTGCAAGGTCTGTCAGAGACGCAGTTATACAGGGCAACGCATGACAGTAGATTTCAACTCAATCGCTGTTTACGCCAAGTTGCAAGGAAACTTGGGAGAGTGGACTGATGTTTCTTCTGACATCTGCCACTCTCACCCCATATCCTATACATACGGAATCAGGGGAAATAGCGTAAACGACAGGGTTGCAGACACGGGGGAGATGACGCTGTGCTTTGATAACTCCGAGAATAATTCTGCTGGGCTGGTTGGATATTACTCACCAGGAAACACGAATTGCCGTTCTGGATTCTCCGCAGGTTTGCAGATAAAACTTGTTGCGGTTTACGAGAATGACACAAAGACGCTGTTCTATGGCAGGATACCGCCCAATGGAATCAAGCCGCAACCATTGAGATATGGGGAAAGAAAGACACTCGTAACCGTTCTAGACTGGATGGAGCAAGCCGCCATCCATGAGATTGACTTGCCGGAATACACCACTAACAAAACGGCGGCAGAGGTAGGCACGCTTATTGTTGCCAACATGCCCATCGCTCCCATGAGTTACGAGTTGTCAGATTGCGAGTTCACCTTCCCGTATGTGTTTGATACCTTGAAGGGTGGACACACTAAGGCTATGTCCGAGTTTCAAAAGTCTGCTGTTAGCGAGCAGGGAAGAGTCTACATCAAGCATGATAAATTCTCCGATGAAATTCTAGCCATCGAAGGAAAGAATACCCGCTCCAACACCTTGCCAACGGATGAAGTCGCAAAGCCAACAAACCTGTGCGGATTCTTGCTTATGGAAACAGGAGAGTTTTTGCTTCAAGAAACAGGCGACAAGATAATCCTTGATGAAACAATCCCGCTTGACCTTGAAGACGAAATGAAGACCGCCACGATCTCGCATGGAGAAGAAATCGTCACCACCGCAAAGTCTGTCTGCTACCCACGAAGGATTGACGCGGCAGCGAACACAACTTTATTCAACTTGGATAAAATTATAGAGATTGACGCAGGGGAAACGATTAATGGTCTACGCGGTAGATTCCGCGATCCCGACGGTGCGGCGACCTACGTTACTGGTTTGGATGTTGTAGCGACGGTAGGAACAACCCATTACCTGATGAACGCCGCTAGCGCGGGAACTGGAACAGACCTTACCGCCTCACTCGCCTTGACGGTGGAAATCGGCTCTGACTCGATCAATTACGGAACGATTACCAATACGGGAACGGTAACGGGTTACATCACGAAGTTGTGTGCTATCGGCAAGGGTGTTTACACCTACGACCCCATTACCTACGTCGCAGAGAGCGATACAGCTAAGTCGAAATATGGCTCTTACGTTGTGTCTCTGGATATGAAATATCAGGATGACCCGACCTTTGCGGCGGCATTGACTAATATTATCGTTGCCAGAAAGTCCGACCCAAAGACAATGATAAACAGCGTCACCTTTACAGCCAATAGGTCATTCGGTCTGATGGGCGCATTTATGTTGTGTGACATAGGCACCCGTGTTCGCCTGACAGAAACCGTGTCCGGCGTGGATGAAGACTATTTCATAAACGGACTGGGCGCAAAGATTTACAACATGCGGGTCGCTGAATATACGTGGTATGTCTCACGAGCGGCGGATGACATCTATCAATTTTGGGAACTGGAAACGGCGGGGCGCTCTGAGCTGGGCGTCACAACCTATTTGGGGTACTAATGACATATACAGCACAGGCCGAATTAGAAACCAGCACGTTTATCACAGCGGATATGTATAACCAATTCCCTGAGAATATCGTTGACCATAACACAAGGTTGAACGCTCTGTACTCTGGTAACGGAACGGTTGCCAACGTAACCATTGGGATGATATTCATGTTTTGGGGGAATGTAGGAACGCTGGAAGACAAGTGGCATCTATGTGATGGTACGGGCGGTACGCCTGATTTGAGAGATATATTCATCGTTGGGGCTGGTAGTACATACACGCCAGCAACAACGGGCGGATTGAATACACATAATCATGATACCGGAGATACGAGTACGGCGAACAGCCACGATCATTCGATGTCGTTTACAACAGGATATTCTCAGGTTATTAGCGGGCTAGCAAGTGGAATAATAGCAGTTGGAAGACACACACATTCCATTAATACAAGTACTGGAGATGGTGGTTCTCACGACCATTCTATACCAAACACGGGAAACGCAAGCGCGGGTTTGCCGCCATATAATGCGGTCAAATTTATTATGAGGATAAAATGACTTATACAGTACCCACAGAAAGAGCGGTTGCATACGGCATTAAGGCCGACGCCGACTGGAATGTTTTAGTTCAAGATTTACAAGACCACGAGACACGCATCGCGGCACTAGAAGCGACTGGCGGAACTATTATTAGTCCTACCAATGTTCCCATTGGCGTTATCACAATGTGGTCTGGGGCAGAGGGCGATATTCCTACTGGGTGGTCTTTATGTGATGGAGGTACAGTTGGAACAGTTGTTACTCCAAACCTTCAGGATAAATTTATCATAGGGGCTGGAAATACTTATAATCCGGGAGATACGGGGGGCGCGGCAACGCACTCTCATTCTGTTGGTTCAACTGGTTCTGGTGGTTCTCATACACATACGTTTAGTGGAAGCACCGGAACGTCATCTGCTGCGGTTACAATAGCCACGGGCGCAACATCCGTTTCCTCAATAGGGCATACACATTCTTATTCTGGATCAACGGGATCGGCTGGTTCACATACACACTCAATAGGAAATACTGCGAGTTCGTCAAGTCTTCCGCCATATTATGCTTTATGTTTTATTATGAGAACTAGTTAATCACATGAATATATTGTATATGAGATTATTAAAAACTGGTTTCCGTTTGGAGATATACTTTCAGTTGTTTCAATTCTTGTTTCTTCCATATTTGCCAAACTTCCATCATTACAAACTGGCGCAAATGTGAAAAAACTTCCAGAAATGACGATTATTGATATGGAAACCATGATTAAAAATGTGATTAATAAAACGCGATAACTTTTTTTCATTTGTACTCTCCTTTTCTATGCTTCTATCTTAGCATAATGTATTACAGAAGTCAAGAGGTAAATTATGGCAGACAGTAAAATCACAGCATTAACAGAACTAACCGCAATCGAGAACGATGATATTCTCGTAATCGTAGACGATCCTGGCGCGGCGCCTATCACAAAGAAGGCAACCGTGCAAAACGTCGGGCTGGCGATATTCTCTGACAAAGGCAATATTGCAATCGGCACGGCGGCAAGTGGCGGTACGTTATTCCCTGTCAGCACAGACGGCAGGAAGTTAGTTTGTGATGCGAGTAGCAATGCGGGGGTATCATGGATAGACGATGACTTCTCATTCACCTACATTGTGTCTAACCCGACGGCTGCGGTTCTGTATCCCGGCGTAGAGTTTGGCTTCAATGCCACTCTCGAAGCGGTGAGGCTTTATTCCGGCACGGTGAACGGGAACGGCACGATTGACATTTACAAACAGACGTATGCTAATCTCGGATCATCCCCAGGTACTGCGGATTCAATCGTTGGAACGGCAACTAAACCAGCGATAGCAGGAACGAACAGATACGAGGGGACGGCGTTCACCGGGTGGACGGCTACAACATTCTCGAAGGGTGACTGGTTCATTCCTTACGTGACAGGCGCAGGAACTATCGTCAACCTGTCAATCGCGGTTAGTGGTAAAAAGACGGCGGTGAGTTAATGGCAGTAGATGATTCTTATACCAAGTCACTATTACACTTCAACGGCGCGGATGGCGGGACCGTCTTTACTGACGAATCGGCGAAAGTCTGGACGGCAAAAGGTAACGCGCAACTTGATACCGCACAGCGAAAGTTAGGCGTTGCCAGCGGTTTGTTCGATGGTAGCGGGGATTACATCACCACGGCGGATCATGCTGATTGGTGGTTGGACGACGGCTCCGCATCGAACAAGTGGACTATTGACTTTTGGGTAAGATTCGCGGCAGACCCCAACGCTACCGCTATGGGTATCGTAGAACAGTACCAGTCGTCAAGTGAATTTTGGGGTCTTTATTATGCTTCTTCGCTTGACGATCTATATTTCCAAATAAGGACTGGCGGAGCCAATATTGTCACCGCATATTCCAACAAGGCCGGAGGCATGGCGGTTGGAACTGGAATTTGGTACCATATGGCTGTTGTCAGAAATGGAACGGCTGGATATGCGTTCTACTTGAACGGGTCGGCATGGGGAACGGCGCTGGACGACAGTCCCATGCCTAACTTTACAGGAACGGTAAACATAGGACAATTCGCAACGGGTAATAACTTGAACGGCTGGCTGGATGAGTTTAGGGTCAGCAAGGGCGTGGCAAGGTGGACAACCAGTTTCACCCCGCCGAACAATGAATACGGCGTGGGCGGCAATCAGGTAATCTGGTTCTCGTGACAGGATAATAATGCCAACATACGGAATAGACATCAGTTTGTGGCAAGGAAAAATGGACTGGCAGAAAGCCGTTCACCAGGGCGCTCAATTCGCTATCCTGAAGGCCAGTCAGGGTCTATCCATTGACCCGCGCTTCAAAGAGAATATGGCCTCGTGCCCACTTGCATACAGGGGGGCGTATCATTTTCTAACTAGAAGCAGTGGTAAGGAACAAGCGCAATTCTTTCTTGATACCGTTGGAGATTCCTGTACTTTGGTAGGCGCTCTTGATGTCGAGTGTATTTGGGATTACTTTAGCGAAGCCGTACAAACTGCATGGGAGTTCGTGCAGGAATATAAGAGACTGACAAATCTCTGGCCTATCCTTTACACGAATAGTTCTATCGCTGATCACATGCAATGGGACGCCAAAGAAAAGAAGTATAAATTCTACTTCCGAAACTTCGTAAATTGCCCGCTGTGGATTACCAACTACGACCAGGTTGAAAGACCCGTCACAGGGCCGTGGCTTCAAGAACATCTGCAGCAGATTACCGACAGGGGACATGGGGAGTTGTTCGGAGCCGAAAGCAAGGGGTTGGACATTGACAAAGCCATCATGCCGATTGATCTACTCTTGATAAATCCGCTTGTTGTACCAGAACCACCGAAAATAGAATGGCCTACCAAAACACCAGACGTTATCGTAAAACCCATTAGACACAGAAAGACATACCCAACGGAGTGAGGCATTATGGAAAGCATACCTACCCTAAACCCAACAACGACTAAAGAATGGATGATGCACCTTTCGGGCAAGATAGACAACCTGGAAGAAGCGCAGGCTGATTACACCGACACCCTGGCCGACTTTATGAAAGAGGTCAGGGAGTGGAAGAAATGCAAGGATGAAAAGGACATCACCTATTACGAGCGCGTGGACAACATTGACAACCGGGTAAAGGGATTCAGTATAACCACCGTCATTGTCTCTGCCGTTGCCGCAATCATGGGATTCTTTGGCGTCGTCAAGTAGGGTTGAAATATCTCTTGTTATGTGCAATAATAACTACATAGAGAACGGAGGAGATATTGCCGAAAGCAAAACGGTGGACTGATGACGAGAAAGCAAAGTTGATCGGTCTTGTTGAAAAGGCCGATATGTCTTGGGACGAGGCAGGTAAGGAATTAGGGGTTACGGGTGAACAGGCAAGGTCGCAGTACAGGAATCTTGTAGGTAATTTCGGAGGCAGTTATGCCTTCGCTAAAATCAAAGAATCCCCGTATCCGAAATTTGATAAACCGCTGGAGCAATCCGGTGACTGCCTTGTACTTCCAGATACCGAGTTCCCCTATCACAATGCGGACTTCATCAATCGGTGTATTGACCTGGCTCTATCCTGGGGAGTAAGACAATGTTGTATCGCCGGGGACGCGCTGCACTTTAACAGCATCAGTAAGTGGGAGGCGAACTGGAAAACCTCGAAGGATAAGGGAATTTCAGAAACCGCAGAAACTACGTTGATGAATCACATTATGAAACTTCCGGGCAAGTACCAGGATGAATTGATGAAGGTCGTTGCAGAACTTGGCGGGATAGCGGATAACGATGTTGGTTCTGAGTCCTGCCACGCCAAAAAGGCATTGGAGAATATCGGGGATGCGTTTGACGACGTGGTTTACGTGATAGGTAATCACGATGGTCGATTCCTGTCTGCCCTGAATAGCCCAATGTTCGCAGATGATCTAAAGAGGTTCGTTGTTGGCGATAATCCCAAATACCGCATTGCCGAATACTACTATTCAATCCTTCACACCGACGCCGGGGATTACTCAATCGAACATCCCGTGAGCGCGTCTGCAACAACCGCGCAGAACATCGCCAGTCAAAAATTGTGTCACGTCCTGATGGGTCACTCGCACAGGTACAGCAGAACACACGACGTATCAGGAAAGTTTTGGGCTATTCAAATGGGCATGTGCTGTGACGAAGACCGCATGGCTTACGTAGGCCAGAGGACACGAGGCCGAGAAAAGCACAGCATCGGCGCAACGATTGTCAGAGGTGGTTATCCATACGACGTTTCACCAGAGACGCCGTGGGAGTTGTGGAAGAAACTTTAGGAGAGGAGTAAAATGACATTTTTTCAGGCATGTTTGGCGTTTATTGGCGCGGTTATTTTATTCGTTGGATTTGTTTGGGTGTATGAAAAATTGAGAGACGAAATCTAATAGAGAGGAGGCTTATGAAGAAAGTATACACCGACATTGACGCCGCGTTGCAGTTGGCAGAACCAGCAGACATCCGCATCCCAATGGAGAAGCCGAAAATGGTTGCCCTGCGGATTCTTGCGAAGTATAATGAACTTTTTGGCGGCCCCGACATGAGGATTGTGTCAAGGGTAAACGACGTGGGCGTTGCCACGCTACTAACCCACGCATATCACTCATACGGTCAATTGAGTTCATTCCAGTTCAATTAGGAGGTACTATGGAAGTATTGAAAGATTTTGCAGTTGTGTTTCTAAACGCATTTTTGCAGCTTATTCTCCCCACACTCGCAGCCGTTCTTGCGGGCTTTGTCATCAAGTGGGTAAAGACCAAGATTGCATCTGCTGAAGCAAACCTTGACGCCGGCACCAAGTGGATGATTGAGAGCGCCGTCAAGTCTGCCGTGTTAGCCGCTGAGCAGGTTGGGCTTGCTGGCGAGCTTGACGACAAAAAGGAATATGCCATTGAAGCCGCTCAGGAAGCACTTGATGGCTGGGGTATTTCAATCAGCCTAAGCGAACTTGATGTTTTGATCGAGGCCGCCGTTATGCAGGAATTCAACAAGGGCAAGCCGTACGTATCTACGACTGAGTAGCCCCAACATGACCAAACAGACCGCTCTCTTGCAGGGCGGTCTTTGTTATTCTGTGGTATACTAAGTTATCACGATGGTTGGACTAGCGTTTCGACTGACCGCAATTGCCAACCGAACTGCTCCGAGCGTCAAGTCGTAGCTCTAACAAGCTGGTATGAAGTGACATAAGGCGAGTCACGAATGAGGATCGTTTCCTCACCGGAGCAACTGGAGTACAGCTCTGGCACGGCAAGAGGGCGCTGTCATAAGACGGCGCTCTTTTGTTTATGATATAATAAGACTATCAAACGCAAGGGTCAGCTTGCTAAAAATAGGTAACACCACTACTCGTTATTGGGTCTGACCGCTCAATAGCGGGTAGTTTTTATAAGAGGAATAAATGACAAAAGAATTAATATTAACCCAAGGATTTGTGGCTCTTGTTGACGACGGATTATAAAGTGGCAACAAATTACCTTTAATCCCCGAAATATTCACATAACTGGTAACAAATTGGATATTAGTCCAATTCCATACACTCCACGCAGTTAAATCGTTTGTAGGCCGTCCTGTGCCATTCTACGGGTATTCTATGCGCGTTTCCGAAGTCCACCATGGGTGAGATTGGTCAATATTGCTTGTTGACATTGTAATACATTTGTGATAAAATCTAGTCATCGAATGAAATCAATCAGAGGAGAGACTTATGGCAGAAAATAACATCGTAACATTCCGCACCACCGATCTAGAACGGTCAATGCTTGATTACCTAATCTCGAAGGGTCACAAGCAATCGGATGTCATCAAGGCTGGTATCCGCAAGGTTTACCTTGAAGAAACATCAAAATCAGACGTTCCAGTCGTCGGAACAATCAAGGATGGCGTTGTAGACTGGGCGGCAGAAAATGACAAGTGAGGAATTATGGCGACTTTGGATGAACGGCTCACGCGCAAGCAACTTTCAAGGGTTTATAAACCCAGCCGAGTAATTGGTAGGGGGGCGCTTGAATTATGCGCCGATGGGCGTGGCGAAGAACTTATGACGCTACCCAGCGGAAGCCGAAAATCCGCGAATTGGGTTTGCTATACTCTAAAAATATCCCACGACTGGACTTGGAACGACGAAGAAGATTTAGAAAACGACGAGCCAAACGAGGAAGGATAAACTATGGTAGCACTAGCGATAGGCAGTTACACACGAGAACAACCGACCACTCACGACTGGAAACCTGGTCGGTACACTCTCAAAGGTCAGCAGAAGCCGCGCTATGTCACAGATGCAGCCTTAGCAGTTGAGCAAGCGTGGAAGGATTACGACATGACCATCGACCTGCGAGAAGATCATCTTGCGGTTGATATGGAAGTCGAAGCCGCTCTCAATAAGGCGTTGAAAGCCGAACAACACGAGCGCGAAATGAGGGAGCGATGGACACAAGAACTCCTGAATGCTTAGACGACAGCGCACAGGCCGAGTTAGACAGGCAGTTTGAGCGGATGTTCATCGAGGAAGAAACACAGCCGGATGAACATCTGGAAGAGGTCAAGGAATACTTAGATAAGTGAGGAGAGAATATGAACCAATCAACATCAATTTCAGCGTTATCAAAAGCACTTGTATCAGCGCAGTCGGAGTTCGCTGCAGTACCGATGAAGTCAACCAATCCGTTTTTCAAGTCGAAGTATGCCAACTTGGGAGATGTGATTGAAACCTGCAAGCCTATCTTAAAAAAGAACGGCCTAGCAGTAAGCCAGTTAGTGGAAGGTGAAAATAGCCAGGTTGGAGTAACCACCGTTCTTCTACATGAATCCGGCGAGTTTATTTCATCCCATGTGGTTATCCCCGTCGTTGGTCAGAACGTGGCACAAGAAGCAGGTAAGGCGATTACCTACCTGCGCCGCTATTCCCTCGCGTCAATCTTAGGGTTGTACGCCGATGAAGATGCCGACGCGGAAACGGATCACAAACCTGCTAAACACGAACCTGCCAAAGTTGACGCATCAAGCATCGTTGTTCCCGACAAAACCACCCCAAACGATTACTGGAAACTTGTGCGCATTACCTTGAAATGGGATGAGGCCAAGAGCAAGGCGCTGTTGGAGCGCTGCGGCGGTGACTTCGAGATGGCGTTTGTTGAAGCCAAAAAAGAAGCGGAGGCGAAATAATGGAATCACCCGTGACCGTCATTGGTAATGCCGGGAAAAATGCAGAAATGCGTTTCACTACCGAAGGAAAGGCCGTCACCTCTGTGTCCGTTGCGACCTATTCAAGCGGCACTAAGGCCAACAACAACCAGGTATCCGTTTGGGTACGCGTGTCCTTTTGGGGCGAGGTTGCGGAACAGGCGAACTCGATTACTAAAGGCCAGAAGTTGATCGTGCGCGGGCGCTTCACTCCCGTCAGGATTTGGGAGAAAGACAGCAAGCCACAGGCCAACATTGAGATGACTGGCGACTCGTTTGAGGTTGTCCAGCGTCAAGAGACGACACCGTTTTAGTTTATCCGGCATCCCGGCCTGCCTAATGACCGGGAATGAGGAGAGAATGAAAGCATACGAAATGACTATCATGTACGGCGGTATGTTCCGCTGCTGCATCGAGACCGTCAACCAGTTATCGCCTGATGCCGAGTTCAACGACGGCGACACAATCGACTGCAAGTTTGAAGATCCTGGAAACAAGGCTATCATCGTGAAGGATGGCGCGTTCTGGTGGAATGAGAATGGACGCGAGATACCGGATGAGGACTTGTAAAAGTGGATTGTGGTATAATGTATATGCTTAGGTCATGCTCATGAATTAGTGAATAAAACCCCGCTCTTCCAGGCGTGACCTAAGCAATCACACTAACTCGGAAGGCGGGGCTTTATTTATCTAGGAGATAAAATGGAAAAAAGAATAGAGTATGTTTTGGATGGTTCTTATTTTGAAATTTCTTGCGAAGACGGTTTAATCTTCTTGGAATCCGGCGTACTCGGAAGAGAAGAATCAACCGCCGTATTTTCTTGCAACCCAGAACAACTAAAAGAATTGATAAGCGCAATGGAAGAAATATTAGAGCGAGCAAAGAAATGAAGCGAACCTGGATTACAGTAAAGCGTGGAATACTTGAGCCAAAACATAGATTCGCTTTAGGCGAGTTGATTTGGCTTTTTATGTATATCCTCGATATAACGAATTGGGAAGAGGGCATAATTAGCGACTGGCTAGACCGTGGGGCGGCGGAAGAATTGGAAATGCCGTTAGCAACCTTGAGGGATCAGCGCAGAAAACTAGAGGAGAAGGGATACATTACTTGCGAATCAAAGCAGCACGGAATAAAAATAATCGTGCATAATTGGACTAATCCAAAAGAATATACGGGTAAAAAATACAACGTCAAAGTTCCAAGTGATACCCCAAGTGATACCCCAAGTGATACCCCAAGTGATACCCCAAGTGATACCCCAAGTGATACCCCAAGTTTTAATCCCCCCGAAGAAACTGATGCTCCTTCATATAGTCAAAAATCACAAATCAAAAATCATAAATCAAAAGTAGAAGCAGAGCCACCGCCAATTGCTTCGCCTAATGATGGGATGTATTTTATCCAAGTCTTTACGGACGTAACGCAATCCATTGGTATTCCAGGAAGCCAAACCGATGCGGTCATAGATTCTCTAAACCTTCTTTCAAAGAAATATCGCACTCGCAAGGAATTAGTTGACTACCTACGACCTTTCTATGATTCCTGGAAAACACGGCGGAGATCAGATGGGTCTTTCTATTCCAAGAGCAACTGCGTTTGGTTGACAGACTGGGCTATGACCGGAGAAATCCCCGCCGTGAAATCCAAAGACACTTTCAAGCAGCAATCCCAGGAAGAGATAAATAAACTTCGTGAGGAATTGAGGAAAAGCAAATGACACAATACACTAATTCAACTCAAGAGATGATCCGCAGGAACGAAGCCGTACCTCTTTACATCGAAGGCACAAACGAGTGTCCTAACTGTCGCGGCGCAAAGACGGTATTCGCTTATAAGATTCAAGGCGGGCCGTATAGATCGCCAAACGGTAAATGCAAGTGGTTAGACTTCGATGACGCTACAAAATCAGGCTGGTATTCCGGCGAGACCATCGAGGAGAATTGCCCAGTATGCACGAAAGGCCGCGTCATAGATTGGCTAAAATCCAATTGTGGATTAACGGGTGCTTGTCTATCTAAGTCTCTCGAAAACTTCAACATCAATGGGGCGTTGTCAGAAAAGAAACCCGCCCTGGACGCCACGAGACTTGTTCTAAGCGAAAACGAATCATGCAAAGGTATTCTGACATATCACGGCTCTTTCGGTGTCGGGAAAACTCACCTTCTCATGTCTCTTGTGAATGGATTTACGAGCATAGGAGTTCGGGCGGTCTACTCCCTGGCGTCCGATATTCTTGACGACATTCGCTCTGGATACCAGAACAGGACAAACGACTTTTTATCACAATACCAGAATATCAGGGTTTTGTGCATCGATGAAATTGACAAAGTATCTTTGACCGATTGGGCGCTACAGACGTTTCATCAGTTGGTAGATCATCGGTACAGGAACAGCGAAAAGTATCTTACCGTATTTTCAAGCAACCTGAGTCCATTTGAATATCCTGTCGAATTGCACTATCTTTCTTCTCGGATGACAGGCGGTAGGGTTGTCAAAGTATCGGGCGCTGACATGAGGCCGGTGGTAAGTGATTACACGGATATTTAATCAATGGCAGCAGGGATTCCCGTATCTACAAGAGATTGCGAGGATGATGTGAGCGAAGGTAAAAGATTTGAAAAAGAAGAGGCGTTAAAATATGCGGCAAGGGTTATTGGGAATTTGGTGCCCGCTATTAGCAGGATTGAAATAGCCGGAAGTTTACGTAGAGGGAAAGATGATGTTGGGGATATTGAGATAGTTTGTATCCCACGCGAATCAGTAAATCTGCTCGGAGAAGCAGTTAGGAATGCAGAGCAGATTTCGTCTGCGCTAAAAACATCCGGATATAAATTGCTAAAAGACGGCGAACACTTCAAACAGTTTTTTGTTGCTGATGGCTTGAAGTGTGACTTGTTTATAACCACCCCGGAATGCTGGGGAGTGATATTTACAATCCGCACGGGATCGGCTGAGTTTTCGCATAAACTTGTCACCCAAAGAAAATATGGCGGATACCTTCCGTCAAACCTAAATGTCAAAGATGGCAGGGTATGGAATGGCAGTGAGGCTCTCTACACGCCGGAAGAGAAAGATTTATTCGACCTTTGTAGAATGTGGGTAGAGCCAAAGGATAGAATGTAACATGATGAACCCCGTATCTTACTTCCTTGCTCTACGTGGGTATGCGTGCGAGAACTGTGGTGCGCCGTTTTCATTTGACAATCCGCCAGAAAGGCATCATTGTATTGAACCTCGCCAGAAAAGATACCAGTGTTTGGATGCAGACATCAATATTGAGATTGTCGGAAAACGATGTTGCCATGAATCAGGCAAGCTGGACACCACCGAACACGCCTTGGAGTTTGCGAGACGACAGATCGAGAGAGGCTACGACGTGATAGGGTGGGTGGAGTCGCTGCCGTTGAAGGTCAAGCGGTTCCCTAATCTTAGGCAGGAATTGGGGATTGAAATTGTGGTATAATTAACTATCGACGCATTGGTTCAGCAGTGCTAAAATATAGGTAACACCGCCACCTCTTTTTCGGGCTGAACACCGAGGAAGGGGTGGTTTATATTTGAGGACAAAATGGATAGAAAAGAATATTTACAAAAATACTATCAGGATCACAAACAACAATATAAGGATACCCACGCGCGGTATGTCGAAAAAAATAGAGATAAAATAAATAAAGAGAAATCCGAAGATTACTACAATAATCAAGATGAGCGTATTCAAAAACAACGAGAGCGCAATTCTAAGTGCCCAGAAAAACCACTCGCTCGCAATATTGTAAACCACGCGATTAGACGTGGCGAATTAATTAGGCAACCGTGCGCTATTTGTGGAAATGAATTTGGGAACGCCCATCACGAGGATTACTCAAAACCGTTTGAAATAATTTGGCTATGTAGGTCTTGCCATATGAAACTACACGCGAGAAAGAAATTGCCTCATCTAGGGTATTGACATTGTATTACAAATGAGTATAATGTAGTTACAAATGAGGAGATGACAAGATGAAAACCAAAGACCGCCAATACTGGAATAACATACAAATTCAGGAGGACATTGAAGAATGGGCGAAGCAAAACCATGAGCATATCAAAGACGCCAGAGAGAATTTTGAAAGCCTCGTAAATTCCGGCAAGATGTCGTTTTCTCCGCGCATGGCCTACCTGTTCTGCAAGGTCCATAACGCTTCGCAGAGCGCCGAGAACAATATCCCCAATTACAAATTCGCAATAGAGGTCCTGGCTTCTATTGAATCAAGGGGAGGACAAGGATAATTATGAAAGAGAAATTAATATATTTCAATATAAGCCAATTCGTGAAGGTAAAACTAACCACGTTTGGAATTGAAAAACTGAAAGAAAAGCACGACAAAATAAGAGCGGTTGCTCCTGGTATTGGTGAGTTCAAGATACCACAAACGGATTTTAATGGGTACTCTTCATTTCAATTATGGGAGCTAATGGAAGATCTCGGAGAATATATCGGAATTGGAAAACGGCTCCCATTTGAAACAAATATCTATTTTGAGGTGATAGAATGACCGAACACGAAACCTGTAAAGTATGCGGATTCCCCCACGACGGTAGCGACCATTCAGACTGTGTCTTTGCGCTGAAGCAGGAAGTTGATCGAAAGTCCGAAATCATTATTGGATTGGCGAAGGGAATTGAAGGATTACGCAGAGGCCATTACTATTGTGAAGATAGCTGGTATTCATGCCCGAAGGCGGATGGCGGCTGCGCTAATGAATCAGAAGGCGAAGACTGCAACTGTGGCGCGGATAAAATCAATGCGATAATTGATTCCCTCTTATCTATGGCAAACCACAAAGAATCGCTGTCTTCCGAACAGCCATCCAACACCCGCGCAGAGATGATTCCATGACCATCATCGAAGTCAACCACACGAAGGACATCCCGTCAAAGCCAATGAGAGCCTATGCGTTAGTTGGCAAGGAAACCATAGATGACTGCGCCAGGATGTACGAGCGTTATTACGGCGTGAAGCCGACACAAGGTTACAAGTGGGGAGCATACATATACTTTTGTCTCCCAAGTGACATTGAAGAATGATTATGAAAAAATTATGTAGAAAGTGCGGAATCGAAAAAATATTAGAGGATTATTATCCCCATAAAAATTGCGCGGATGGCCATGAGGGAACGTGTAAAAAATGCAGGATAGAAATGGCAAAAAATTATCTAAAGGACAACAAAGAAAAAATTGTTGCGTATGGAAAAGCATATTACCAGGACAATAAAAAAACGAAAGATGCCATGAGTAAAAAATGGCATCGAGAAAATAAAGAATATCAAATAAATTATAGGACTATCAACAAGGACAAGATTTCCAAAAATGCAAAGGATTGGAGAAGCAAAAATAGAGAATCTTACATTTCTGAATTCAGGAAAAGAAAATACGGAATAACTCAAGAGCAGTATTTACACATGCTCAAAAATCAAAATGGAGTTTGCGCGATTTGTGGAAACCTTGAAACAGTTACAGATAAAAAAACCGGATTAATTAGAAGTCTTTGTGTTGATCACGACCATGAAAGTGGAAAAATTCGCGGATTGCTTTGTTCTAGGTGTAATGTCGCCATTGGATTAATTGATGATAGTCCAGAAAAAGCAAAGAAAATCTTTGAATACTTATCTTACCATACAAATTTTGAGTTACCTGAAGGAGGATGAGATGAAACTCGAATCAAACAAATGGTATTCAGTAAGTGAGCACAAGTTGTTGGCAGAGGAGATCGAGGGGAGGATTATGTTGCGCGAACTTTATGATGGTTCATTTCAAGTGGCAGTAATTGATGGTTGCGAATTTCGCCAAACATATCAATGGCTGTTCGTTCCAGAAGTTGTTCGCTATTGTTTTGTCGACCTCCCCGAAGAACAGTTGATGGAGTTGGATGGGGTGAAGGGAACTATCTTATACAACACAGCGAAAGACGAACATGAAATTTATTTAGAGTTTGGAAATATGAAAATCCAAAGCAAAAGGAACTACCATACCCGCTCCGAAGCCATCCACGCCGCCAACGAGTTCATCAGCCGTATAAAGGGAGGGTGAGATGAGCGAACTCAAGAAATGCCCGCGCTGTGGGGGCGAAGCAAAATATCATCTCGGAGGCGTATGGAGCAAATATAAATACACGGTCAGCGACAAGCATTACAACATCCAGTATGGAGGGAATGGAAGGATACACATTGTTGAATGTGTTACTCCGGGCTGCATGATTAATGCGCTAGGGGAAACTGAAAAAGAGGCTGTTGCGAAATGGAACACCCGCCCGCTGGAATCCTCCCTCGAATCACAGATAGCATCACAGGCAGAGGACATCCGAAAGTTGACAGAGGGGATTAGAAACGCGCTTGATTTGGCGCGGACTGGATTGGCGCCCGACGCACTAGGGATGACACAAGAGGATTGGATTAACCACAAGTTGATTCGCGTAAGTGGAGAATTGGATTATCTCATGTCCACCTTGAAAGGAGATGGGGAATGAGTGAAACAAAATTGAGCATTATCAAAGTTGGCAATTATTCACAATCAACATCCGCCGACCCGCAAGATTGCAAAGTTTGCCACGATGCGAAGTGGGGAACGGTAATCATTGATGGCGTATGTGCTGAGTGCTTGCTTGCCGAACTCTCCCGCTACAAGGCTATGGTGGAGTGGATACCTGTTACGACGAGGTTGCCGGAACTTCCCAATTGGGTAACTGTATGGAATGAGAATAATCCAAAAGACCAGCCGTATCCAGGCTATTGCGCTTGCGGTGTTTGGTATGACGACGATGGGTGTGAAATTTCAAAGCACATGCTTCCCACCCACTGGCTACCCCTTCCCCCGTCTCCCGAAAGCGAGAAGTGATGACTGAGCACGAGATCCAAACTGAAATACTTGAACTGATCCGCTTACGCGGTGGACTTCCGCTTCGTGTCAACTCTGGTAACGTATCTCATTATGTCAAGGGAGCGCCAAAGGGAACGGCAGACATAATTGCTTGCTATCACGGAAGGTTTCTGGCAATCGAGGTAAAAGACACCAATGGCAAACTTAGCCAGGCGCAGGTCAAGTTTAGTGTGGCGGTCATTCATGCTGGCGGTTTATACATCGTAGCCAGGAGCGCAGAAGAAATGAATGAAAAGTTGGACGTGGTCGATTCTGTAAGAGACTTTCGGATTGTGTAGGAGGTGAAGGATGATTACATTCGAGGAACCAAAATTCTGCAAATATTGCGGAAGAAAATTAAAAGCAGAAATAACAAAATGTGGTTTCGATGTTTTTACCGGAAAGCCGAAGTGGTATAGAAGACTAGTTTGCCCAAAGGCAAAATCATATTTTTCTTATTCATTACACTCTGAGTATATGCCGGAAGAAATCGAGGCGCCTGATGCTAACCGACACTGAACTCTGTACCGCTATCAGCACACTGAGGGAGCCGAAGCCGGAAGAATTTCCCGCGTTTGGCGATTTATCCAGTAAAGGGAATTGGACATTACGATGGGTTGGGGGAAATGATTATGAATGGATTGCCATCAACTGGCGCCTCCCCGAACACGCCATGAGGCTTTTTGATGAACTGTTGCTAAACTATCTTGAGTGTTCGATTACGGCTACTAACGTTGATGGCAAAAAAGAATACACGGTTGAATGCGATTATCCAATAAGGCTATTGAATGAATACCCTCAAAAGCAAGAGATATTGATTGTTGATGGACAGCCGACTGCTGAGTCAGCCATCTGTTTAGCATACTACGAGGTGATGAAATGACAGAATGGAATCAGGAATACATCGAATCAGAACGCAAAAGGATGAACGCCATAAAGACCTTCGGACGGTCTGATGCTGCATATCTTTCCGCCCTCACCGAGATAGAGCATTGTCACAAGTTGATAAAACTCGGTAGCAACGAGGAATGGCTAGAAGCGACCTTATGCGAAAACGAGGGTCTGAATAGCCAGAACACCTCCCTCCGCAAACTGGTGGGGGAGTTGGTGAGGGTGGGTGACGAAATAAGAGACTGCGGAAATTATGGCAGTTCATTCTCGTCCGAAGACAACAACGCTTTGCTGGGCGAATGGGATGTTGTTTCGTCCCGCGCAAAGGAGTGTGTGAAATGAGCGATGCAAACGAAGAATTTATGCGGGCGTGGGATGATCTAAGTTCGCAGATAAAGACCATAAATGACAATCATGGATGGCACGAAAAGGAACAAGAGGGTGGGACTTGGATTGCGCTGATGCACTCCGAGTTGTCAGAAGCACTTGAATACATGAGGCACGGAAATCCGCCCAGCGACCATATCGCAGAATTCTCTGGAGTGGAGGAGGAGTTCGCAGACGTGATTATCAGAATCATGGATTACTCAAAAATGAATGACCTAAGAACGCCGGAGGCCATTATCGCAAAGATAAACTTCAACGACCAAAGACCGTATAAGCACGGCGGAAAGGAATTCTAATGACCTCCCCACGACAGATGACCGATTCAGAGTTACGGATAGCGATTGCGAAGGGGATTGGTTGGAAGTTCTTTCACATGGAAACTGGCGGATACGAAATACATGACCCGACTGGCGGATATTATCGCGGATATGATATTGAGACCGGCCTAAGTCTGTGTGCCGTCCCCGACTACCCCAACGACATCAGAGAGGCATACAAGTTAGAGGATAGTGTGCCGGAAGGGGAGAGGTCAAAATACACGGCTATTCTTGAAGAAATTGTTGGGTGCAGTAATGGCAGATATGGCGGTTTGATAAACCTTGCAGAAGCCTGGAATGTTGCCCACGCCACCGCCCGTCAAAAGACTGAGGCTTACGCGATCTGGAAGGGGGTCGAATGAAACACGGACTTCCAGAAACGATGCAAGAGAATTTTGAAATCAGGTTCGCCAGGATTGCAAAAGCAGAAAAGGCGTTGAAGCGTTGTTACGATTTCAACGATTCTTGGGTGACAAGCGAAATAGATAGGGCGCTTGGTTGCCTGAATATCGCCCGTCTTCAAGTTGAAAAAATGCGCGAAATTTATCAGGAGAATCATCCGACATGAACCTCACCTACAACAAACGAGATATGGCGAGAATGAAGGTGCTGGAATCCCCGGCGCTGATGGAGATAATCCACTTCATGGAAGATGGCGCAACAATCAGAACGGGTGGATTTTCATATTATCTACACGTTTGCGTCTTCAATGCGCCGACGACTGTTTCCAGGATGAACATCCGCACCCTACTGAAAGCAGAACTTATCGCCCCCGTCGAGTTCGATGATTACATCGAATATCGTCTAACCTATTCTGGACACATAGAGGAGTTAGTGAGGTCAAAATGAACATGGTTTGCGATTGCAAGGAATTTGTAAACAACATGAAAAAGATAGATACGGCAACCGATGTTGCTCATTTTCACGGATATAGTCTTGGCCCAGAGTTTGTTGTTTTCCGCTATTGCCCGTGGTGTAGTAAACTTCTTTATGATTCCGATGGGAGTAACGTTTCTAATATCCCAAAAACAGCGGGTAGGAGTTAGTGAGAGGAGGAAAGAATGAGTAAACAAAAATTCATAAAAATCAATATGAATTCGTATGTATACGTTAAATTCACGGAGAGAGGATTGGCCATTCTAAAGACGGAACATGAAAACATCAGAAGATTATGTCCGTCTATTGGGAAATGGGAACAACCAGAAGTTGATTTAGGTGGATATTCAAGGGTGCAACTTTGGGGATTGTTTGAAAAATTCGGCCCCCACATAAACATTGGGCTAAACATCCCATTTGAGACTGATATTTATTTTGAGGCTCCGCCATGCCGAGAGTAAAGTGTGATGATTGCCCGTGCTTGAATAGAAGCACAACCAAGAGGGGCAACGTTAATATCTGCAACAATGGATATGAGATTAAAGCGTTTCTATCAAAGCACATATCGACGTGGCGGCTAAATGGTAGGAGCGTAGATTCGTTCAAATACAGTCTGTGTTCCGACTCCTGCCGTCTTATAAAGATAGTCACACGGGATGGCGAGATATACCCGGAACCAGCAGAGGACTCATGCACAAAGTGAAGCAACAAGCCAAGTGGTACAGAGACAGAAACGACAGGATGGTTGCGTTGTCAAAAGAGGGCGCTCCTATCTGCTACCTGTCGCAGCGGTTCAATCTATCAGATGACACGATAGGCAGAATCATTCCAGATCGTGGCAAGGAACTCCCGCTGTCAAAGATGCCGCCAAAGAGAGATTTATCCGACGGTGAATTTATGGAAAAAGTTGGTCGACTCATAAACGCCATGATAAACGAGGCGGGATCGTGCGTAAAGCATGGGACTAATCAAGAGCGCATCGAAGCAAGGTATTTTCTACTGGAAGGCGGTATAGACGACTGGATACACTTCACAGGAATTGAGGTATCATTACCATTGCGCCGGATGATAAACGAGGCGGCTGATGGTTATTACAAAGAGGAGGAGATATGAAACCCGATGATGAATTTGTGCGTCACGTTATGAAGGTAATCGCCGTTGTCTACGTTGCGCTGACTGTCCTGATTCTATGGGGATGGCTGGGAGGGGTTATACCATGAGCGTCATCATCCAACTACTACTAAAGTTCTGCAAGGAAGTAAAGACGATAGACGATGAATCATGTGAGACTGTCGTTATGAAGAAACTACTCGGCAGGTGGTACGAGGTCAAGAGTTACGTTACACCGCCGAAAGTGGGGCCGGATACCAGATGGCACCAGACAGTTGATTAGGAGAGTGAGATATGAAAGATAAAAAGGAATTAGCAAAGAATATTAGAGATACGGTTGATGAATTAAATAAGGCCTTGAAAGAGGCGAACAAGGCGGGCCTATCCGTGTATTTGCGTGGAGGGTTTATGGAGTGTATTTCTAGTGGCATCATCGAGGCCGTTATCGAAGAAACAGTAAAATATTAACTCGTCGGCTCCCCGCCATTTTGATATGCGACGGAGAGCCGATTGAGAGGGGAGATCACTTATAGTATACCATAATTGAAAATCGCATGATATAATAAATACGAACAATGGATCATGGCTTCATGATCGACAAATGTATATGGTTGCTGGATGGAATAAGTAGCGAGGAAACGAGGCAAAACGGAATAAGGCCAGCCATCTAAAATGTGAAGCGCGGCACGAAATGTCACAGTCAAGCGCGTGCGGGTTCGAGTCCCGTCAACCTAAGTACGTTTGTAGCAACAGGCAGACACCCCAATCCCTCCGGGGTGTCTTGCTTTTGTACAACGTCTGTATAGTGTTTGTGTTATAATAAACTCGTGGATAATGCTATCAGATTTTCAGCGCAAGTATTCAAGGTACAGACAACGATTGACGGCGGGATTCGTCTCACGCTCGATCTAAACACAGACCCGAATACGATGACGGCGCTTATTCAGGCGAAGCAACCCGGAATCATGTTAGAGTGTGCCTGTCTTGCGGTCAATACAGAATTATTGCATAACAACGAGGTATCAAATGCCGTTTCAAAAAGGTCGGAGTGGCAATCCAACGGGGAGACCCCCGAAAGAGAGAGCGCTAACTAACCTGCTAGAAAAGGCAGGGAAGAAAAAAGTGATTGTTGGTGGTAAGGAAATTGCCCGCAATCAATTTCTAGCGGATGCTATCTGGCAAGCACTAACTGAGGCAAAGGTGACAATGCCTGATGGAATTACCGAAATGAAGGTCGGCTCGGATGACTGGTGGGATGCAGTCCAGTTCTTATATAAGCACGTAGACGGCCCGCCAAAGTCAGAGGTTGACCTCACTAGCGGAGGGGAAAAGATAGTCGTGACTTTGAAGAGCGACGATGGAAGTTGAAATCCATGAAGAGGTATTCAACAAGGTTTACTACGACCATCTGCTTGACGAAACCCAGTTACAAATCATTTACGGGGGATCGTCTAGCGGTAAGTCGTTCTTTGCAATTGGGCAACGGCCTGTCTACGACCTGCTGAATGGAGGCAGAAACTACCTGATAACCCGGCAGGTAGGCAGAACGATTAGAAACTCTGTATTCAACGAGGTTGTGAAAACGATCAACACCTGGGGATTGCAGGCGCTCTTTAACATCAACAAATCGGACATGGTGATAACGTGTTCTAATGGCTATCAGATATTGTTCTGTGGACTGGATGACGTAGAGAAGTTGAAATCAATCACACCGGCGAAAGGCGTCATAACAGACGTTGTAGCGGAAGAAGCGACAGAAACAGATTATGACGCTGTCAAGCAACTGGACAAGCGTTTGCGTGGTGGTGACGAAAAGATAAACAAGCGCATGACGTTGTTATTCAACCCTATTACACAGAGCCATTGGATATATAAGGAGTACTTCGAGAGCATCAGTTGGTCGGACAACCAACAGGAGTACAAAAGCGATAACCTGCTCATACTGAAAACGACTTACAAAGACAATAAGTTTCTTACCAAACAGGATGTGCATAAACTCGAAAACGAGAAGGACAAATATTATTACGATGTCTACACCCTTGGCAATTGGGGTGTGCTTGGCAAGACGATATTTAGACACAAGGATGAATCAGACCCCGCGCCCGGTTGGTATGTCAAAGATTTATCGTCAATGCGCGACCAATTTACCAACCATAAGCACGGCTTAGACTTCGGGTATTCGAGCGACCCGGCTGCTCTGTGGATCAGTCACTACGACAGGGCGCACAAGACGATTTACTTGTATGATGAATTGTATGAGGTTGGGCTGACCAATGACGTTTTAGCAGAGTCGATAAAATGCAAAGTTGGCAGGACTAAGAAAGTTACAACCTATGACGACATTGGCAAACCGATTGACAGCATAGTATTCGACGGCACACAACCCGTAACCTGCGACAGCGCCGAACCAAAGAGCATAGCAGAGTTGCGTTCATTCGGAGTAAACGCATTATCCGCAAGGAAGGGCAAGGACTCTGTTTTATACGGACTTCAATGGTTACAACAGCAGACAATTATTGTAGACACACATTGTATCAATGCCCGTAATGAGTTGATGACGTACCAATGGAAAGAGGACGCTGGTGGGAACGCCTTGCCAATTCCGCAGGACAGAAACAACCACTTGATTGACGCTGGAAGATACGCCTACGAAGATGAAGCGCTGAATCCAGAAATCGAAATGATAGACTTGGATTTATAGGAGACACTATGGGCTTACGTGAAATATTGCAAGGCTGGCTACTTCCGGCGGAAGTGTGGCATCAGGTCAAAGAGGTGACACAACAGCGCAATTATCGTACTGGAAAACAGAAGCGACAGTTAAAGATCGTTCCATTCCAGCCGGATGATAATATCGTGATGAACTTCACCGGGCTTGTTATCGACAGGTCTGTGTCTATGCTATTTGGTAAAGGGATTGATACACAATTCGACACAGAGACAGCTCAAGAGTATATCGACATGGTATTAGAGGCGAACCGCGAGGAGTTGCTTCTGCACAACATGGCGCTTACTGGTAGCGAGGCTGGAACGTTCTACGTCAAGATAGTCCCCGAAGGACTGACCTACAAGGGCGTTGTGTATCCGCGTCTGATTGTGCTAGACCCAATGCTGATTACGATTGACACAGAGCCGAATGACAAAGAGAAGGTAACCGCTTACCGCATTGTCTACATCGTCAAAGAGAATGGCAAAGAGGTTATTAGGCAAGAACTTACCAGACTAGACGGTGAGAAGTGGGTGGTTGAATCGGGCATAATCGAGAATGATAAATTTGCTATCGAGAAAACAACCGACTGGCTGTATCCATTCCCGCCAATCATTCACGGTCAGAACCTGCCTAACATCGAAAGCGTCTACGGCGATCCCGACGTAACGCAGGATGTTGTAGAGTTGCAGGATAGACTAAATCTCACGTCATCTAACATCTCAAAGATTCTGCGCTTGCATGCTCACCCAATCCTGATTGGCAAGGGAATGGCGGGCGGGTCTAATAATTCGGTGGACATTGAACCGGGTAAGTTGCTGAAGACAACCGCTGAACAGGATGTCTATTCTGTCGAGATGCAATCAGACCTCGCTTCATCCCAGCAGTATCTTACAACCATGCGCCAGGCATTGTTTGACGTTACCCGAACAGTCGATATATCTAGCATGTCAGATAAACTAGGGGCGCTGACTAACTTCGGTTTGAAGGTCTTATATCAAGACGCTATCGCAAAGAACAACACTAAACAGGCGTTATATGGGGAGGTGTTGGAAGAGTTGTTTAGGAGATTGCTCATTCTCAATAACATGCCAGAAGAACATGGTGAAATTATCTGGCCTGATGTGTTGCCAGTCGATGACGTAGGTCAAATGAACGCATTGAAAGCCGAACTGGAATTGGGTCTTGTGTCGAAGGAAACCGCTGCAACAGAAAGGCGCCGCAACTTCGAGCAAGAGCAAGAAAAGATTGGCAATGAAAAATCACAGGGAGACAACATTGGGGAAATGTTGCTACAAAACTTTAACAGAGGTGGCTAATGCCAAACAATTTTCCCAAACAACAAATAGCAAGCGAATGGATTGACCTTGACGATCTGAGTACCAGGATAACAGACAACGGTGGTACGGCTCAAGGAGTGAAGTTTGTAGACGGCAAGCCTCGTGTTTCTGCTATGCCGTATACCTACGACATAGCAGAAGAGAATATCAGTGGACATGAATCATGGATGAAGATAGGCCATAATGGGGCAACTGGAACCGCAGAAGCGGACGTCTGGAGCAAGACTGGTGTTTATGTATTTCCTGGAACCGCACAGCAGATGACATTCTTTTCAAGCGACAATACGAGTGACAAGGCTGGCGGTAATGGCGCTTTGACAGTAAAGATTTACTATCTTGATGACGCATGGGCAGAACACACAGAAGTTGGCACGCTGAATGGTACGGCGCTGGTAAACACGGTTGCAACTAACATCTACCGCGTCAATGGGTTTAGAGTTGAATCCGCAGGAACGACAGGAAAGCCTGCTGGAAATCTTTCTCTTACAAATACGGCTGGAGCGGTGACGTATTCCTATATCTCTGCTGGGTACACGAGGGCGAGAAACTCCGCTTATACTGTTCCAGCAGGAAAAACGCTTTATGTCACCCAGGCCACGTTTAGTTTCGGGTATGCCGCCAACCAAACATACTACGCGCGTCTTTACACTAGGGCAACACAGAACGATGGCGTTAGAACTCCTGGGATATTCTACCCTTATACAGAGGTGATCTGCGCCAACTCTGTCGCTCCTATTCACTTTGACGTGCCTACAAAACTTGTAGAGAAAGTGGATATAAAGGTTAGTGTGATGGCGGGGTTTACTGGGGCGGCATCCGTTTCCCTGCGAGGATGGCTAGAAACTTAGTTTCCGTTATGGTATACTGATATGGGATAACGCGCTAGGGAGGCGCTTCTATGACATGGATAGATGTAACGCATGCTCTTTCTACGCAAACAGAATATTTGTGTTGTGATGAGACTTATTCTGTTATAGACTTAGTATCAGAAAGAACAAAAGATAAATATCTAACCTGCCAATATTGCCACACCATATCTGAAAACGATTATGGTTGTTGCTCTCGCTGTGGCGCACCACTAGAGGACAATAATGGCATATTGGACTGACCGCAACGTATTTGTCACGGGCGCTACTGGACTGGTTGGCTCTCACCTTGTCAAGAGATTGGTGGATGAGGGCGCTGATGTCGTGGCGCTCGTGCGCGATTTTGTGCCAAACTCCCACTTAGTTAGAAATGGCTATTACAACAAAATTCGGCGCGTGCTGGGCGACATCGTAGACCGCGACATTACAGAGCGGATCGTGTGTGAATACGAGGTTGATACAGTCTTTCACCTTGCCGCTCAAACACAAGTTTACGTTGCAAACAAATCCCCTTATGGAACGCTGAATACTAACATCATGGGCGCTGTGTCAGTCTTAGAGGCGTGCAGGAACGCGGGTGTCAGGCGCATGGTCGTGTCGTCAAGCGATAAGGCTTACGGTGACGCTGGCAGGATTTACACAGAGGACATGGCGCTGAATGGGATTCATCCCTACGAGGTGTCTAAGTCTTGCGAGGACATGATAGGCCGTTCTTATGGCAAGTCTTTTGATATGTCGATTTCGGTTGCGAGGTGTGGGAACATCTACGGCGCGGGTGATCTGAATTTCTCGCGCCTGATTCCAAAGACAATCCGTAATATCATCAGGGGTAAGAAGCCTGAGATTTACGGTGATGGGGGCATGGTCAGAGATTACCTGTATATTGATGATTGCGTTGACGCTTACATGTTGTTAGGTGAATCAGGAAATGTGGGCGCGTACAACTTCAGCGGTGAGCAACCTGTCAGCGTCAAAGAGATTGTGACGATGATATGCGACCTCATGGGTACTGAGTTTAGCGCGGACTTCATGGGTACTCGCAACGAGATTGATTCGCAATGGCTGGACATTACGAAGGCTAAGAAAGAATTGGGATTCCTGCCAAAGTACAAATTGGCAGACGGGTTAGTAAAGACTATCGAGTGGTACAAGGATTTCTTATGCGCTCAGGGATAACGCTCAAAGTGCCCGTAAGCGGGCAACTCGTAGACCACCGCGAGAAAGAAGCGGTAGCCAACGTGGATATGTTCGGGTCATCTGTCGTGCCTGAGTTTGAACGCGCCTTTGCCAAGTTCATGGGGTATAAGTACGGCGTATTCGTGAATAGCGGTTCGTCTGCTAACCTGCTGCTGTTGGGCAGCAGAGACTTCGACTCACCGCCATTGGTATCTGGTTGCTCATTCCCAACAACGATCAATCCGCTCATTCAATCAGGACACAGGCCGTATCTGGTTGATATTGAGTTGGGTACATATCTACCTAAACAGGTAGACGTGGCCTGTCATTTCTTAGGGAATTTCTGCTATTCCGGCGACGTGTTGGATTCTTGCGATGGGATGTTCCCGGGTAAAGATATTCGCTCCTGCTCGTTCTCGTTCTACCCCGCTCACTTTATGACGACCTGCGAGGGCGGGATGATATGCACCAACAGTTCTAATGAGTACATGAAATATAAATCTCTGAGGGATTGGGGGCGCGCGTGCTGGTGTGAACCTGGAGTGGATGATACCTGCGGACATCGGTTTGACCACCAGGTAGACGGCATTGAATATGACCACAAATATACTTATGCTAGGATTGGCTACAACCTGAAGGCAACTGAGCTGCAAGCGGCTATGGGATTGGTCCAGTTGTCTAAACTACCCGCTTTTATCGAACAGCGCATTATCAACTTCAACTATCTTTATGCTGCATTGTTGAAACTGGAAGACTTCTTTATCATGCCCAAGTCTACGCGAGTGAATACCCCGTGGTTTGGATTCCCGCTAACCCTTCGTGACAATTGCACATTTACGCGCAGGGAAATAACCATGTACCTGGAATCGCAGGGGATCGCCACCAGACTGATGTTCGGCGGAAATATCACCAGACAACCAGCCTATCATGCGCTGAAACTCTACCATGACCCGCTTCCGAATTGTGACAAGGTGATGAAGGATGGTTTTTGGTTTGGGTGTTGGCACGGGTTGAATCAAGACCAATTGGATTACACAATAGAGACTATTTATGACTTTGTTAACGGCAACCGAGAAACAGCACGTACTGAATAGCGTCAACCTATCCCGCTTCTTTGGCGCGGATATTCTGATAACCGGAGCGACTGGATTCTTTGGTAGTTATGTCAGAGAGATACTATCAGACGTGGCGAACCTAACGATCTGCAACAGCGAGACTTATAGCCTAGCACTCAATAACAACTACGATATGATATTCCACTTCGCACCAGTAGACGTTGCGCCTGTCATTGAGTGCGCCCGCAGGAATTACGCAAAGATTCTGTACACTTCATCTGGGGCTGTATATGGTGGAGTAGAGCATCGGGTCAAAGAGACTGATGAATGTAATCCTAAGACTTTATACGGCGGAAATAAGTTGGTACAGGAAAACACCCTGCAACGAGATTATGATAACTTCGTGATTGCCCGACCATTCGCCTTTTGTGGCAGGGGGTTGAGAAACTACTTTGCTATTACCCACTTCGTAGAAGCGGCGGTACACAATAAGCCGTTGCAGGTATTCAACAAGGGTAAGGCGGTGAGGTCGTATCTCTACGGCGTGGATGCGGCTATCTGGTTTCTCGGACTAATGGACAAAGGAACGGGAATATACAACGTTGGTTCTGAGATACCAACTTCTATAAAATCTCTGGCGCGTCTTGTATCTGAGCAGACAGGTGCTAAAATAGAATATGTAAAAGATGATTTTATTGAACCTGCGCCGTATTATCTGCCAAATTGCCAAAAGGCGCACGAGTTGGGATTGGCACAAAACTATACTTTGGAATATGGACTGAGGAGAATGATAGTATGAGAAATTGCCCTGTATGCACGAGTTCCAAAAGAGAGTTGTCGTTTACAAGCACATTCAAAACGCCAGACGGCTGGCCTCTACCAACGCACATCGATTGGTATGTCTGCTCCGACTGCGGGATGTTCTACGGTGACGGCGACCTTACACAAGAGATGATGAACGAGTATTATGTCAAGTATTATGGCTACGGGATCAACTCGAAAGACGTAGAAGAAAGACTTTCGGGAATCGCTGCACAGATTGGCGCAAGATACCCGACGACCACCAGGTTTGTTGACTTCGGTGGGTCTGGCGATGACGGTAAATCCCTCTGTGTTGAACGGCTCAAATCAATCGGATTCACAGAAGCGCATAACTTGAACGCGGGCGACCCTATCCCTCCTTGCGATGTCCTGTTGGCTTCGCACGTGTTGGAGCATGTATACTCGCTTGACGAAACCATGGCAGAGATTACAGAGGCTTTGGCACAAGATGGCCTATTCATCGTAGACGGGCCGGATTCGACTGGGCTTGTCAATGAGTGGGGTATGCCAATGCTTGATTTCCACACGAAGCATCTAAACCACTTCCGGCTATTGGATTATCTGAAACTCATGGACAGGTACGGCTTTGAGTTGGTGGATATTGTGACCTATCGGGATATTCGTTCCTCACACAAAGCGCCGTGCTATCGCATGTACTTCAAGCATCTTGATACCGCAAAGGCATCCATGCTCCACGTGACTGGAAACATCGAGGAGCGTGTCGAGAAATTGAAACAGATCGCCTTCCCTGTAAACATCTGGGGCATTGGAGATATTGCATGGGTGCTGTTATCGCAGGTCAAGTTAGATATTCTGGATTACATCGACAATGACCCCGCCATGCGTGGTTCTACGTTTGACGGCAAGCCTATCGTGGAATTGCCGTCCAATGACGCGCCTATCGTAATCGTGGCGCAGGGGCAGCGCAGCAGGTTGATTGACCGGATTCGAGGGCTGGGATTGACCAATGAGGTAATCGAGATATGACCTTCCAAACTGACAAACCGCTCGCTTATGCAAAGATGCAGAAGTTTGACGACATGCTCAAAGAGGGCAAGTCAATCGCCATCATGCAACTACAATACAACTACCAATGTAACTTCTACTGCTCGCATTGTTCGATTGCGGGATTCAGGAAACAGCGGGGAAGAAAGTTAGACGTTGCCAAAGTTGCTGAGATTGCCAAACAAGCAGACGAATATGGACTCGCTCAATGGGGATTATCTGGTGGCGAACCGCTTACCTTCCCTGAGTTGCCGCGTCTTATAGAAGCCATGATGCCGGATCGATTTCACATCCAACTTGATACAAATGGATGGCTGATGACCAAACACGCCGCGTTATGGCTGAAGAATTACGGCGTGGACAAGGTACAAATCAGTCTGGACGGCATGGACGCAGGACAGCACGACTCATTCAGGAATAAGCCTGGTTCTCACGCTAGGGCTATACAGGCTATGGACCATGTGAGAAACGCCGGGATGCAGTTACAGATTGCCACGGTGGTAGACCATGAACGCGCCAATTCTGAGGAACTCGAAAGGTTCTTCCAGTTCTGTGCTGACAACGGCGGCGCTCCTAGTGTCGTGTATGCTAAACCTGTCGGTGAGTGGGCTGGACGCTACGATCTGCTGTGTAACGCCGAGGATATTGCGAAGGTCAAACTACTGCTCGCAAAATACGGCGGGTATGACCACACTTCCATTCAGCACAATAGGGACTTGGGATGCCTTGCTGTGAAACGCATTATTAGCATAACCAGATTCGGTGACGTTCTGCCATGCCCGTGGATGTATACATCGCTGGGTAATCTCTATGACGAACCGCTATCTGTTATACTAGAAAGGGGCATGAGATACTTTGGAGAAAAAAGCGCGGTATGCAGGATGTCAGAGGATAGGGGGTTTGCAGATACTTATGGGTCAAAGATGAATGACTTGTTGCCGAGGATTGAAGAGGTGATGTGAGGTTATCAGACTTCGTGATCGAGTACATATCTCATTACACCAAACGAGTATTTCTTGTTGTGGGTGGAGGGAGTATGCACCTCAACGACTCGCTTGGGAAATCCAAACTGGAATATACCTGCATGATGCACGAGCAGGGAGCGAGTCTAGCCGCGCAGGCATACGGTCATATTACTAACCAGTTAGGCGTGTGCATGACAACAACTGGGCCGGGCGCGACAAACGCGATTACGGGATGTTTAGCGGCGTGGATGGACTCGACCCCCGTGTTATTTATAAGCGGGCAGGTACAGACTTCACAGATGATAGGCACATCGGGACGCAGGTATGTCGGCTCGCAGGAGTGCGACATTATCTCAATGGTCGCTCCGATAACGAAGTACGCCGCGACCGTCACCAATCCTCACAAGATAAAGATAATCCTGGGCGCAGCAATCTACGCGGCAACGTCTGGAAGGAAGGGGCCAACGTGGGTTGATATTCCACTCGATATTCAAGCCGCCAATATCGAACCGTCACAGATTCCAGAGTTTACGCGCGTAGAGAATGAGTGGCAGACCTACCAGAAGGAAGAGGCGGTCAAGTTTGGATGCAACGCGGTAAAAGAAGCCATCAGGAAGGCTTCTAAGCCTGTTATATTCGCAGGATACGGGATTATATCAGGTAACGCAGAAAAACAGTTCTACGCGCTTCTGGATAGTCTCAAATGCCCCATCCTGACAACGTGGAAGTCATTAGGACTATTATCAGACAATAATCCGCTATATTGTGGCAGGCCGGGCGCTATCGGTCAGAGAGCAGCCAACAAGATACAGCAGATGTGTGACTTCATCCTAGTACTCGGCACTAAACTAGACTTCGACCAGACCGCCTACCAGTTGTCAACCTTCGCACCGTTGGCAAAGAAGATCGTCGTGGACATCGACCCGGCAGAGTTGGCGAAGTTTGACGACTCATGGGTGAAGGTAAACGCGGACGTAAAAGACTTCCTAATTGCGCTGAAAGTTGACGGCGAGTACATGGCGTGGCTGAAAGAGTGCAAGGCAATGCAAAAGGAAAACGAATATTGATAAACAACTACCGTCTAGTTGAAGTATTATCCGACCAATGCACAAAGGATGACGTAATCTCACCGGGCATGTCGTCAACTTGTGCCAACCATATCTGGCAGGCATGGAAGGTCAAATACGGGCAGCGTTTTTCATACGCGGGCGCTATGGGCGCTATGGGGACTGGACTTCCGGGCGCCATCGGCGCATGTCTAGGCTCTGGCAGGCGCAGGACTATTTGTGTCAATGGTGATGGCGGTTTCCAGTTGAATATCCAAGAGCTAGAAGTCGTCAAAAGGTTGCAACTTCCAATCAAGTTTTTCGTACTGTCAAACGGCGGTTATGCCGCGATTATGAATACACAGCGCAAGTATTTTGATAGCCACTATGTTGGGTGCAACGAGCCTGATTTCACCCTGCCTGATATTCGCAAGGTTGCCGAAGCATACGGCATAAAGACTTACTTGATCGAGAATGACAACGAGATTGAGAAGGTCGTCAAACAGGCGCTATCGGATAACCTTCCCTGTCTGGTAGAGGTCATTGAATCAAACGAGCAGGAAACGGCGATGAGGATTGGAACTAAGATGGTTGACGGGAAACCAGTCAGTATGAAATTCGAGGAAGTCTAATGCCAAAGCCTGAGACAATTGTGGATTTAGTCAAGGCGCTACGAGATGCCCTATCAAGAGCAGACGAAAAGGCGCTGAATCAGATCATCACCGCGTATGGCGATATGTATAAACGTCTCTTGCCGCGCATTGACGCATTAGCCTTAGAAATATCTACCATTGAGAATCCTACTCGTTCACAGATTGCCAAACTCACAAGATACAAGACGCTTATCTCTGAGATACAACGTGAACTAAACACGTTTAGCGGATACGCTGAAACGGTGATGAGACAGACAAGCACAACCGCTATCAAATACGGGATCGTGGACGCCAAGTCTATGGTGCTGGTACAGAACCCTGGACTCGCTGCAACCTGGAAGACATTGAATCCACGCGCTATCGAAGCATTGATAGGATACATGCAAGAAGGTTCGCCACTGATGAAGCGGATTGAGTTACTCGCGCCAACACGAGCGCAGGCTGTGGCTAATACCATCCTCGACCAGGTGGCCTTCGGAGCGAACCCAAAGACTATCGCCGGGATGATTACTAAAGAGTTGGGGATAGGCTTGACCGACTCGCTCCGCATGACGCGAACCGTTCAGATATACAGTTACCGTGAGGCGAACAGGGCTTCATACGTTGCCAATTCCGACGTTGTACAAGGCTGGATTTGGGTATCTGTTCTCGCTCCTGAGACCTGCGCGGCTTGCATGGCCTTACACGGCACAGAACACAGCAACGATGAAACGCTAGACGACCATTACAACGGGGAATGCTACGCCGTTCCAAAGGTGATCGGCGGCGGGAATGATTACGCCGGACAAGGCGAGGTTTACTTCAATTCCCTGTCGGAGGCGGAGCAGAAGAACGTCGTCGGCAATAACACATGGGAGTTGTTGAATAACGGGGACATTAGTTTCAATCAGTTAGTCAACCATCGGGAAGATGAAGTATACGGCTCGATGGTATCAGTTACGCCATATAAGGATTTATGACATGCCACTAGGAAAAGGCAAGAAGAACGTCGGTAAGAATATAGAGAAACTCGAAAAAGAGGGCAAGAGCCACGCGCAGGCCGTCGCAATCGCCCTCGATGTTGCCAAGAAGCCGAAGAAAAAGAAGCGCTAATATAACCTTTGTAGAACGTTTGTGGTATAATCTATCTAGTGGCGTGACGCCATTCCAACGTAAATAGCCAACGCTAAATAAACGTATCAAACCAACCGCAAGGCTGGTATTTTGCATTTAAGTCAAGAAAGGGATAGCCGAGATGGCAGAAGAAACCGAAAAGACCGAGATGGTCGAAGAATCAAAACCAGAGGAAAAGGTTGTTGAGACAACCCCTGAGACGGTTGAATCGTTGAAGGCAAAACTGGCAGATGCAGAACGGAAAGCGCAAAACAAAACTGAGGAAGCGGAACGGCACTACAAGAAGTTATCGAAGTTCGAGGAAGAAGAAAAGAAACGGCAAGAAGCCGCCATGTCTGACCTTGAAAAAGCACAGAAGAAAGCCGCTGACTTGGAAGCCGAGAATCACAGGCTAAAAGTAGACTCGTTGAAACAATCCGTCGCTGTGAAAGTTGGTTTACCTGAATCGCTCGCTTTGCGCCTGCAAGGTGAAACCAAAGAAGAAATCGAAGCAGACGCAAAGGCAATACTGGAAACTTTACCGAAAAAGAACGCTCCGCAACTTGACGCCACTAATCCCAACGGTGGACAACAGCGAACAGAAACTGATGCTGAAAAGCGGAAAAGGTTGGGACTCTAAGGAGTAATAAATGACTGCTGGATATAACGTTTGGAGTGATGTCTCAAGCATCGCCCAGCGCATCGAAGAAGACGCCCATTTCGTCGTCCGTGAAACCGCGACCATGCAAAACTTGGTCACGGTCTTCCGCGATCAGACCGGAATGAATGTGCGCCGTGGGTATAAGTACAATCAACTGACCGCGGTTGAAGTGAGTGACGCTGACGAGATCACGTCAAGCACCTTCACCCCGTCGGCTGACCAGGACTTGACCCCCGCACAAATTGGTCTTGGCGCCTTCGTTTCCGATGCCCGCGCAGCCTCCATGCTGCCCGAAAATATCATCACCGATGTTGCGTCAGAACTCGGCCTCGCCGCGTCTGATAAGGTTGAAGGTGATCTGGTTGGTTTGTTCTCAAGCCTGACTGGTGGAACCGTTGGTACTGCCAACACCGCCATTACCTGGGCTTGGGTGGCCGCTGCAATCGCGCAGGCACGCAACGCCAACAAAAACTCTCGTGTTCCTCTCGCTTGTGTGCTTCATGGTTATCAGTATGCAGTTCTGGCTAAGGCTGCATCTGTCGCTGGTTCCTCGCTTGCACAGGCTCCGAGTTACACCGATGAAATGACCCGCAGCGGCTATGTCGCTAACTTCATGGGCGTTCCCATCTATCAGGTCTTCGCATCCCCTAATTCAACCGATGACTTCTATGGTGGCGTGTTCCCGCGTAATGCTTTCGCGCTTGACTGGCGCCAGCCTATCCGCATCGAACCTGACCGCAATGTGAAACGCAGGGGTTATGACTTCGTGATGTCTGCTATTTACGCCAAAGGCGTGTGGCGCCCTGAATTGGGTGTGCAGATTCTTGCTGATGCTACTGCGCCCGCTGGATAGGAGTAAATAATGGATCATATCAATAGCACCTACAAGTACGTTGGTACTATCGCAGTTGGTACTGCCATTCACCCGTTCTACAAAGCACCCGCTGATGCAAAGGGTGGCGGCATTACCATTACAGAGGCGTTTGCAGTTTCAACCACCGCACTCGCCGCTGGTTCTGCGTGGAACTTTGAACTCGTCACCATGTCGAGTGGAGCACAGGCCGCGCTCAATGGAACCGTTGGCACTCTTGCCGCTGGCTCCGCGTGGACTGCTGGCACCGTCCGCTCCATCACCATCTCTGATGGCTGGGTGGATGGCGGTGAATATGTTGGAGCGCGTCTTATCGGAACCGCCGTCAATGGCGACTCTCACGGTCTGACTGTGTTCTTCAACGCTGTAATGGGTCGGTAACGACTAAAAACCGGACGGCTTGAATCAGGGTAGCCCCCTGGTTGACAAAAGGCATATCCCACCTTGCCGTCCGGCAAACGGGATTACGAAAGGGAAATCGTATGAAGTTTTCGTGGTTATCAAATTGTCCGTGGTGGTCGAGCGGTTATGGCGTACAGACTAATATGTTTGTACCCAGGATGAAAGCAGACGGTCACGACCCCGCAATTATCGGATACGCTGGACTGTCTGGGAACGTTATCAATTACAACGGGATTCCTGTATTTCCTGCCGGTCTTCACCCTTATGGTCAGGATATATGGGGAGAACATACGAGAAGGTTCGGCGCGGACATTATGTTCTCGCTGACCGACTCATGGGTGATAGAAACACAAACGATACCCTATGGATTCCATTGGATTCCCTGGTATCCCGTAGACCATAACCCCATGCCCCCTGCTGTGCGAGATCGTTTATCACACGCATACCGCAGAATCGCAATGAGCAAGTATGGGGTACAAAAAACGCATGAAGCCGGAATGGATTGCTACTATGTTCCTCATGGAGTAGACACAAAGCAATACCATCCGATAGACAAGCAAGAAGCACGCGAATACCTAAAACTCCCAAAGGACGCATACATTGTAGGCACGGTTGGCATGAATAAAGGCGCGAGTCCTTCCCGCAAAGCCTTTGTGGAAATGATTGAAGCCTTTACCCTATTCAAGCAGACGCACAAGAACGCACTGTATTTGTTGCACACCTCAACAGGTGAGGGCATGGATGGCAGCGTGGTTCACTTCAAAGAGTTGTGCGCTCAAAACGGGTTGCAGATAGGTAAGGATATTGTCTTCACCGACCCATATTATTCATTCGTTGGCGCACCGCCTGAGTTTATGGCGAACCTGTATTCTACTATGGACGTGTTCTTACTAACCTCGATGGGTGAGGGATTCGGGATTCCCATTCTCGAAGCGCAGGCGTGCGGCACTCCCGTTATCGTTGGCGATTGGACGGCTATGAGCGAGTTGTGCTTTAGTGGTCACAAGATAGACGTTGTAGATACCCACCCGTTTTACACGGCACAAGGCGCATATCAATACTTCCCTGATGTCAAGGCAATCGAGCGCAAGTTACAACTCGAAAAGGCGCACCCGTCAAGCAGAGAAAAGGCGCGTAAAGGCGCACTAGATTATGACGCCGATCTGGTTTATGAACGCGACTGGAAGCCTGTGCTGAAAGACATTGAGGAGAGTTTGAAATGAGAATAGATCCAAAAACACAATTGCCACAAAGGGTAAACATCAGCGGACTATTATACGAAGTAAAAAAGGTGAAAGACCTTAAGAATCAAAAAAACGAAGCGCTTGATGGTGAAATAAGTTATTCGAGAGAAGTAATAAATCTAAACCCAGACTTATTAGCGCAAATGAGGTGGCAAGTTTTTATTCACGAGTTGGTTCATGGATGGGTAACGACGGCACATATAGCGTTAGAGGATGAGGAAAATACAGTCGATATTTTAGCGTATCAAATTTATAACACGTTATTTTCGACAGACTGGAATACAAAATGAGAAACGCAATTATTTTGCAACAGGCATACACGCCGGACACAGACGTTAGCGGTTTATTCTCGGACATGCTACGACTGACCATGCAGAGACACGCCGCCTATGCCAGAGCGCATCAAATGGATTACGTCGCTTATTTTGGTGATTATTGCAACGAAAAAGGATTGACGACTGGCGGCTGGCACAAGATAAAAATGATCCTCGACTGTCTGGAAAGAGGATATGAGTACGTTTTCTGGATTGACACGGACGCCGCCGTGGTTGACTTCGAGGAAGATTTACGAGAAGCATTTACAGATAAGTTTATCGGTTGTTGTGAGCATAACGCCAATAACATCGCCGCCCACCTGAATGTCGGAGTTACTTTTGTGAGAAACGGAGATGGCGTAAAAGAGTTTATGCGTGAATGGTGGGATGCGTTTCCTGGTGACAAAAGGTGGATGGAGCAGGGAGCGTTCAACGACCTAACAAAGAAGTATCCTGAGTTGGTTTTCAAAATGGACGACAGGTACAACGCAACCGTGAACGTGAATATGGTTGATAACCCCGTAATCATCGGATGGCATGGATTGAACGCAAAGAACAGGATTGCCATGATGAAAAAGAAATTACTAGACGACCATATAAGGTTTAGAGTATGAGCAGAACAGGAATGTCAGATTTAATAACGTCATTGAGAACAATGACAGTAACTGGAACGGCTGATTATACAATCGGCACGGTTACGTATTGGTCAGACGACCAACTGCAAACCGTTCTTGACAATCACAGAGCGGATGTGCAATTCTACCCGCTCACCGTTACCCCGTGGCAGATGGCTGGGTCTGTGACATACCGCGAGTATCATTCTGGATTACAGGACATCGAGCAAGGGACTGTCACCTATCTGCAAACATCGGCGGGGTCGTCTGTTGGTACGAGTGGCTACTCTGTGGATTATGCGCGTGGCATTGTAACCTTCACCGCAAACCAGGTCGGCACGGCTTATTACATCACCACCAGAACCTATGACCTCTACGGGGCGGCTGCCGAAGTCTGGCAGAACAAGGCCGCGCAGGTAGCACAACGGTTTGACTTCTCGACTGACAATCATTCAATCAAGGCCAGCCAACTTCGAGCGCAGTATATGGCGCAGGCGAATTACTACAACGGGCTAAAGCCTATCCAATCGGTCACGATCTATCGCGGTGATACATGAGTTTACTTTCTGACAGCGATTTGACTTGGATGCGCGACACCCTGGAATTGACCATGCCGGGGACTTGCTACATTCTGTCTGGAACGAACACGTCAGACGGGCAAGGCGGATTCTCTACCTCATGGGGAACGGTAGGCACATCTATTTGTAGACTAGATATAAAAGGCGGCAAGGAAATGCAGGCAGGAGGTGGTTATATCCCGTTTACACAAGTAATTCTTACCCTGCCTTATGACACAGTAATCACCACAAAGAATCAAGTCAAGTTTGATGATGATACTTACAACGTGGTTACAGTCTACGACGATAGAAGTTGGCACGCCACTACTAGGTGCATGTTGGAGCGAGTGTGAATCAAGTTAGATTAGACACCAGAGAGTGTGACAGAATAGCAGCCAAGTTGGGTACAAACGTGGATGCTGTGATTAGACGCGCCGCATTTCAGATTGAAGAACTCGCAAAGAATAAAGCACCGTGGGACACAACCGCACTCAAGAACTCGATCTACACCGCGACATCGAAAGAGGATGGTTATTCAAAGGCGGCTGGTGAAGCGAACAGCAAGCAACCAGGAGTGGAAACTGAACCGTTCCCAATTCCAGAGAAGGAAGGATATGCCAACGTGGGTGCGTGCGTGAATTATGCGGTCTATGTCGAATATCCTGGTGCCGTTAGGAAAGGTGGGGAGCGACCCTACCTAACCCCTGCTGCCGAGGAAGTTTCCAAACGATATAACTCCGGCAAGGAATGGGAGTCAATAATCTTATGAACGCATTATCAAGCGCCGTGTTTTCAAAACTATCGCAGGGTACGGCTCTCACCGCTTTACTAAATGGCACAGCGTCAGTCTATTTCAACATCGCGCCGGATGAAGCGACCCTGCCTTATGTCGTGTTTAGTTATCAGTCGGCTATGGATGACAACCTAACTCCTCGCAGGTCTGTGAATGACCTCATGTATATCAGGGGGTACACAAATGTAAGCGGGGCGGCTGCTGGCAACATAGCCACACAAATTGACAATCTATTTCAAGGAGCGACTATCACAGTAACCGGATGGACTAACTTTTGGAGCGCACGGGAAACAGAGATTGAAAATACTGAAATAACCGCAAGCGGAAAACGGATTTACAACGCGGGCGGCGTATATCGAATTAGAGTATCAAAGGAGTAATAAATGGCTGACTTTTCTGGTAGTGCATTAGATGTCAAGTGGCAGTATGGAACCGGAACCTATACTCTCACCGGGGATCAGCGCACGTTTAGTTATACGCCGTCAATCGACCTGATCGAAACAACGGCTGGCGCTGATGCTAACAAGAATTACATTTCCGGGCCTAAAGATGGGCAGGCGCAGTTTGAAGCACTCATGCAGACCGGGACGGCTTTGACCGGCACGGCTATGTATTCAACTTTGAACGAAGGAAACGCGGGTACGCTAGTCTGGAGTCCTGAAGGAACCGCCACGACCAAACCGAAATATACCATGCCCGCCATCTCTTTGGGCGTGAGTTACGGCTATCCGTATTCGGATGCTGTTACCACCTCGGTTTCATTCCAGCAGAACGGCGCACGCACCGAAGGAACTAACTAATGGCTGACTTCACTCTGGCAAATGGGGATGAAATTACATTTGACCTGAATCAGATCACGGTGGAAGATTGGGAGAAGGTAAAGAACCCCGCCTTCTCCCAAAAAGGCGAGTTTGAAACGATTGGCAGGATTACTGGCCTCGACCCGGCTGAAATCAAAAAGATGAAAATGGGCGAGTACAAGATGCTATTCAAGGCTCTAGTCCTAAAGATTGCCAATCCGCTCTCTGACCCAAACTGAGTAAGCGGGTGTTCCAGTCATTTTATGGCGCACCCGCTCCTCACGAATACTGGGAATGGTCAATGTGTGAACGCTTCGGGTGGACACTAAAAGATGTCCGCTCTCTAAGCATACAAGATTTGCACAACCATTTTCAGATAGACGACGCCGTAAACAAGTATAAAGAATCGCACAAACCGCAGAGGCAGTCATGGCGACGAAGATAGGCTCTTTGTTCTACGAGATATTCGCGGATTCAAGCAAGCTCAATAAGGGTTTGACTGACTCTAAAACCGCGATGGGGCAATTCTCTGACAAGTTCAAGAAGGTCACGGGAATCTCTATTGACGCGGCTGGAGCATTCATGCTTGCCGCTACTGCGGTAAAGAAATTCATTGACTATGTACGAAGTTCGGTAGACGCCACCGATGCTTATGTTTCATCCATGACCGATATGTCTAGGATGACGGGCATCAACATTGAGGATATGTCGCGCCTGGCTCAAGCGGCTGACGATCTATTTATCTCACAAGAGCAACTGAATACCGCCTTGACCGCCGCAGGACGCAAGGGCATTGATACGTCAATCGAAGGGTTGAAGGATTTATCCCGTCAGTATCTTTCACTTGGCACAGCCGCCGAGAAAGCAAAATTCCTCACCGAAAACTTCGGGCGTTCTGGCATGGCGATGGGTAAACTGCTAGAAGTCGGCGCGGACGGGATTGACGCCGCAACCGCCGCGATTGCGGATAATCTCGTTGTAACTAAAGAAGCACAACAAGTAACCTACGCTTACAAGCGGTCTGTGGATGCGGTAGAAGATTCTGTAAAGGGCATGGCCTACACAATGGGTCAAGACGCTATGCCCATCCTGACGGACTTCAACATCGTTCTGGCCTACATAACAGACCAAGCATCCAAAGCGGATGTAAATTTATTCAAGTTGGGAACAACCGCGCTAACTGGACTTGGCTTCAATCTCCTGTCTGAGTTGGTAAGTAAATTCGCCGATAAGATTATGGCATTGAATCCAGACCTGTTAGCAAACGTCGAAGCCACAAACGGACTCGCAAGCGCAAACTCGGATGTATACACTTCCTATCAGGATTTACTTCCAACCGTCGAGCAATTCATGGACTTGCAGGGTAAGTCCGCTGATGCGGTTGAAGAAGCCACCCGAAGAATTGTTCTAAGTTTATTGGAAGAACGGCTGGCGGCTGATGGCAAATTAGACGAAAAAGAAACGGCCTATCTGCTTTCTCTTGGCGAGCAATGGGGCATTTATTCGGAAGCGGCTATCGCAAGTTCTAACGCCGTTCTGTCAGAGGTCGATGCGCTTATCTCTGCCTTTGGAAATATCCCATCGCAGATAACAACGACAATTAAAACGGTTTATAAAACAGAAGGAAGTCCATCTAAGCACGCAAGCACAGACTCATATTGGCAAGACGCAATGTCCGGACCAGTTATACCTGGTGCTAATGGCGCATCTGGCCTTGATATGGTCGTTCCCCCAGGATACCCGAATGATTCCTTCTTGATTGCGGCGTCGTCTGGTGAAAACGTGGACATCGGCAGGGGAGATAGCGGCGGAAGTCCAGAGGTCAAAGAGTTTATGGCTATGCTGACAACCCTTCCCGATCAGATTGCAAGGTCGGTCAGAGACGCGGTTATACAGGGCAACGCATGACAGTAGACTTCAACTCTATTACTATTTACGCCAAGTTGCAAGGAAACTTGGGAGAGTGGACTGATGTTTCTTCCGACATCTGCCACTCTCATCCCATATCTTATACTTACGGAATCAGGGGAAATAGCGTAAACGATAGGGTTGCGGATACGGGGGAGATGACGTTGTGTTTTGACAACTCCGAGAATAATTCTGCTGGCCTGGTTGGATACTACTCACCTGGAAATACGAATTGCCGTTCTGGATTCGCCGCAGGGCTGCAGATAAAACTCGTGGCGGTTTACGAAAATGACACTAAGACATTATTTTACGGCAGGATACCTCCTAATGGAATCAAGCCGCAACCCCTGAGATACGGGGAAAGAAAGACACTTGTAACCGTTCTGGATTGGATGGAACAAGCCGCCATCCACGAGATTGATCTGCCGGAATACACCACGAACAAGACGGCGGCAGAGGTTGGTACGCTGATTGTTGCCAACATGCCTATCGCTCCCATGGGTTACGAGTTATCAGATTGCGAGTTCACCTTCCCGTATGTGTTTGATACCTTGAAGGGCGGACACACTAAGGCCATGTCGGAGTTCCAGAAAGCATCTGTTAGTGAGCAGGGAAGGGTCTATATTAAGCACGATAAATTCTCCGATGAAATTCTAGCCATCGAAGGAAAGAATACCCGTTCCAACACCTTACCAACGGATGAAGTCGCAAAGCCAACAAACCTGTGCGGATTCCTGCTTATGGAAACGGGAGAATTTTTACTTCAAGAAACAGGCGACAAGATAATCCTCGACGAAACCATCCCGCTTGACCTTGAAGACGAAATGAAGACCGCCACCATCTCACACGGCGAGGAAATCATCACCACCGCGAAGTCAGTCTGCTATCCCAGAAAGATTGACGCGGCAGCGAACACAACTTTATTCAACCTTGACAAAGTTATCGAGATTGACGCAGGGGAAACGATTAGCGGATTGCGCGGCAGATTCCGCGATCCCGACGGCGCGGCAACTTATGTTACGGGCCTAAACGTTGTAGCAACGGTAGGCACAACTCACTACCTTATGAACGCGGCAAGCGCAGGCACAGGTACGGACATGACAAGTCTACTGGCCTTGACGGTTGAAATCGGCTCCGACTCAATCAACTATGGAACAATTACCAACACGGGAACAGTAACTGGATACATAACAAAGTTATGTGCTATTGGCAAGGGTGTTTACACCTACGATCCCATTACCTACGTTGCAGAGAGCGATACGGCTAAGTCGAAATATGGTTCTTATGTTGTGTCTCTGGATATGAAATACCAGGATGACCCGACCTTCGCGGCGGCATTGACTAATATTATCGTTGCCAGAAAGTCCGACCCAAAAACGATGATAAACAGCGTCACATTCACCGCCAACAGATCATTCGGTCTGATGGGCGCGTTCATGTTGTGTGACATAGGCACTCGTGTACGCCTAACAGAAACTGTATCCGGCGTGGATGAAGACTATTTCATCAACGGATTAGGCGCAAAGATTTACAACATGCGAGTCGCTGAATACACGTGGTATGTCTCTCGCGCGGCAGATGACATCTATCAATTCTGGGAACTGGAAACGGCGGGGCGCTCTGAGTTGGGCGTTACCACCTATTTGGGGTACTAATGACATATACAGCACAGGCCGAACTAGAAACCAGCACGTTTATCACAGCGGATATGTATAACCAATTCCCTGAGAATATCGTTGACCATAACACAAGGTTGAACGCTCTGTACTCTGGTAATGGCACAGTTGCCAACGTGACGATTGGGATGATATTCATGTTTTGGGGGAACGCAGGAACGCTGGAAGACAAGTGGCATCTATGCGATGGCATGGGTGGAACGCCAGACCTGCGAGATGTTTTTATCGTTGGGGCGGGGAGTACATATACACCAGCAACAACGGGCGGGTTGAATACGCATAATCACGAGATGGGTGACACAAGTACATCTAGCAGCCATAACCATTCTGCATCGTTTACGACCTCTTCGGCTTCTTCTTCAAATACCCAAGCACTTGGTTCAACCGCGATTTCACAGTCTCATAACCATTATGTAAATTCAAACGTCTCCAGTGGAGGCTCTCACGACCATTCTATACCAGATACAGGAAACGCAAACACAGGATTACCGCCCTATAATGCGGTTAAGTTTATTATGAGGATAAAATGACCTATACAGTTCCAACAGAAAGGGCTGTCGCATACGGAATCAAAGCCGATGCCGACTGGAATGTTTTAGTACAAGACCTGCAAGACCACGAAACGCGCATAGCAGCATTAGAGGCAACGGGCGGAACGATTATCAGTCCGACCAATGTTCCTATCGGCGTAATTACAATGTGGTCTGGTGCAGAAGGCGATATACCAACGGGCTGGTCATTGTGTGATGGTGGAACAGTTGGAACAGTTGTTACTCCGAACCTACAAGATAAATTTGTGATAGGTGCTGGGAATACTTATAATCCTGGCGATACTGGCGGTTCTGCAACGCACTCTCACTCTGTTGGTTCTACTGGTTCTGGCGGTTCGCATACACATTCATTTAGTGGAACAACAAGCGGCCCAAGCGCATCAACTACGGCGGCTAGCGGAATTAATGCGGCGGCATCGTCATCTCATACCCACACATATTCGGGGTCTACTGGATCGGCTGGCTCTCATACTCATTCGGTAGGAAACACGGCAAGTGCGTCTAGTCTACCGCCATATTATGCGCTCTGCTTTATTATGAGGACTAGTTAATGGCAGACATAAATTGTGTAGGTAATAACGGAAACAGTTGTTTTATCGTCATATTTTACTTCTTGCTGCGTAGCGCTTTCTCCCCTTATTTCGGCCAATTCGCCATTTTTACAAACGGGAACACGGAAAAAGAAATTTGACGACGAAAGCACAATATAAAAAACAACTAGGGTAGCCAATGTTGCCAATAGGATTCTAAAACTCTTTTTCATTTGAACTCTCCTTTTCTATGCTTTTATCTTAGCACAACGTATTACAGAAGTCAAGAGGTAAATTATGGCAGACAGTAAAATCACAGCATTAACAGAACTAACCGCAATCGAGAATGATGATATTCTCGTAATCGTAGACGATCCCGGCGCGGCACCTATCACAAAGAAAGCAACCGTGCAGAATGTTGGTTTGGCGATATTCTCTGATAAGGGCAATATCGCAATCGGCACAGCGGCAAGCGGTGGCACGCTATTCCCTGTAAGCACAGACGGCAGGAAGTTGGTCTGTGATGCCAGTAGCAACGCGGGCGTTTCATGGATTGACGACGACTTCTCGTTCACCTACATTGTGTCTAACCCGACGGCTGCGGTATTGTATCCCGGCGTAGAGTTTGGATTCAATGCCACGCTTGAAGCGGTGAGGCTGTATTCTGGCACGGTGAATGGAAACGGCACGATTGACATTTACAAACAGACGTATGCTAATCTCGGTTCATCTCCTGGTACTGCGGATTCAATTGTTGGCACAGCAACAAAACCAGCAATAGCAGGAACGAATAGATACGAGGGGACGGCATTTACTGGCTGGACGGCTACAACATTCTCGAAGGGTGACTGGTTCATTCCCTACGTGACAGGAGCGGGAACTATCGTCAACCTATCAATCGCAGTTAGCGGTAAAAAGACGGCGGTGAGTTAATGGCAGTAGATGATTCTTATACCAAGTCACTATTACACTTCAACGGCGCGGATGGTGGGACTGTCTTTACTGACGAATCGTCGAAAGTCTGGACGGCAAAAGGTAACGCGCAACTTGATACCGCGCAAAGAAAATTAGGAGTTGCCAGCGGTTTGTTCGATGGTAGTGGGGATTACATCACTACAGCGGATCATGCTGATTGGTGGTTAGACGACGGTTCTGCATCGAACAAGTGGACTATTGACTTTTGGGTAAGATTCGCGGCAGACCCCAACGCTACCGCCATGGGTATCGTAGAACAGTATCAATCATCAAGTGAATTTTGGGGTCTTTATTATGCGTCATCTCTTGATGATCTATATTTCCAGGTAAGGACTGGCGGCGCTAATATTGTTACCGCATATTCCAACAAGGCCGGAGGCATGGCGGTTGGTACTGGAATTTGGTATCATATGGCTGTGGTCAGGAATGGAACGGCTGGATATGCGTTCTATCTGAACGGTTCAGCGTGGGGAACGGCGCTAGACGACAGTCCCATTCCAAACTTTACGGGTACTGTAAACATAGGACAATACGCAACGGGCAACAACTTGAACGGCTGGCTGGATGAATTTAGACTTAGTAAGGGCGTTGCAAGGTGGACAACAAGTTTTACCCCTCCGAATAATGAATACGGCGTGGGCGGCAATCAGGTAGTTTGGTTCTCGTGACAGGAAAAGACATGCCAACATACGGAATAGACATCAGTTTGTGGCAAGGCAAAATGGACTGGCAGAAAGCCGTCAATCAGGGTGTTCAATTCGCTATCCTGAAGGCAACTGATTGCACAGATGCCCATAAGTTATTTGTTGATCCGCGCTTCAAGGAAAACATTGAGTCGTGTCCGCTTATCTATCGCGGTTCGTACCATTTTCTTGACGCACTCAAAGATGGCGCGGAGCAATGCAGATTCTATCTGGATACCATCGGTGATTCATGTAACCTGATAGGATGTCTGGATATTGAAGAACACGTCTGGCAGTATTTTGACAAGGCCGTTGCCAGAGCATGGGAGTTCGTACAAGAGTACAAGCGCCTGACTAACTTATGGCCGATGATATACACTAACAACGCGATTGCGGAACACATGCAATGGGATAACGAAACGCAGAAGTATAAGTTTTACTTCCGAAATTTTGTGAATTGTCCGTTGTGGATTACCAACTATGACAAACTTGAACGGCCAGAAACGGGGCCGTGGTTGCAAGAGTATATTCAACAATTAACAGATAAGGGAAATGGCAGATTATATGGCACAACCGAAAGCCTGAGCATCGACCTTGACAAAGCCATCCAGCCGATTGATCTACTCTTGATAAATCCGCTAGTTGTACCCGAACCACCTAAGATTGCATGGCCTACAAAAACACCAGACGTTATTGTAAAACCCATTAGACATAGCAAGACATACCCAACGGAGTGAGTCATTATGAACGACATCCCAAGCCTAAGCCCGACATCAACAAAAGAATGGCTAATGCACCTTTCTGGAAAGATAGACAACCTGGAAGAGTCGCAGGCAGAATATACCGATACCCTGGCCGACTTTATGAAAGAGGTCAGGGAGTGGAAGAAATGCAAGGATGAAAAGGACATCACCTATTACGAGCGCGTGGACAACATTGACAACCGGGTAAAGGGATTCAGTATAACCACCGTCATTGTCTCTGCCGTTGCCGCAATCATGGGATTCTTTGGCGTCGTCAAGTAGGGTTGAAATATCTCTTGTTATGTGCAATAATAACTACATAGAGAACGGAGGAGATATTGCAGAAAACATCCTATGACAATGTTGTAACTTTACGTTTTGACGACATCGCGGCGGGCTGGGAACAATGGGTGATGTTATCATCTGATGAACATTCCGATAGTCCATTTTGTAACTCGAAATTAGAAAAGCAACATCTGGAAGAGGCGCTTGACAAGAAGGCCATCATCCTAAAAGGCGGTGATCTATTTGACGCCATGCAGGGAAAGCGCGACCCAAGAGCATCATACCGCGAACTTCTACCGTTGTTGAAAGAAAACAACTACTTTGATTCCCTAATCAACCTACTCTTTGACAAATACAAAAAGTACGCCAAGAACATGGTAATGATTGCGAAGGGCAATCACGAAATGTCTGTACTTCGCCACCACTCAACAGACTTGATAGAAAGACTTGCTTATAAACTCAACCAAGAGTGCGGGTCAAATATCTCAGTGGGTGGATATGGCGGATGGGTAAAATTCAACTTTACGTGGAATAAAACGAAGCGGTATACTGCGAACCTAAAATACTTCCACGGTGCTGGTGGCGGGTCGGCTCCTGTGACTCGCGGCGTTATCCAGACGAACCGACAGGCGGTGTACCTTCCTGATGCTACGATTGTCTGGAACGGCCACAATCACGAGGAGTATACCGTTCCTATCGCAAGGGAGCGCATATCAGACAAAGGCGTTATCTACCAGGATTTACAATGGCACGTCCGAACCCCCGGATACAAGAACGGATACCAGAACGGATCTGAGGGGTTTGAAGTTGAAAGTGGCATGGCTCCAAAACCAAACGGTTGTATATGGCTGAAATTCTATTTACAGGATGACCGTATCAGGGTTACAGCCATTAGCGATATAATCTAGTAGAGAGGAGGTAATATGGAGAGAAACGAAGTATACAAGTTGATAGATGGTGAGCGCGATTACCAAAACAATAAATGGCCACAAGGAAACGCGGAGGCTGGATGGCGACACTCAAAACCAGAGGAGTGGATTGTCTACATGGAGGATTATCTTCTTGAAGCAAAACATATCCTATCAAGAGAAGACAGGATCGTTGCGAATCCAAAGGCAATGGCAATCGTAAGGAAAATCGCGGCTATGTGCGTAAACGCAATGGAGCATATTGATACTCCGCCGCGTCAATTTTAGAGAGGAGGCTTATGAAGAAACGAGTGTATTCAGACATCGACGCCGCGTTGCAGTTGGTAGAACCAGCAGACATCCGCGTTCCAATGGAGAAGCCGAAAGACGTTGCGCTTCGTATCCTGGCAAAGTACAATGAGTTGTTCGGCGAGCCGGATATGCGGATGGTCGCGAAGAAAGACAATGACCAACTTTCCGTGGCATTGAAGCAATATTACAACAAGCACGGTATGTTGGAAACCTATCAGTTTAGTTAAGGAGGATATATGGAAGTCTTGAAAGAGTTTGGAGTTACCTTTCTCAATCTGTTTTTGCAGTTAGTCTTGCCGCCCCTCGTGGCTGTTATCGTAGGATTTGTTATCAAGTGGGTGAAGAGCAAGATTGCCGCCGCCGAAGCCGTGCTGGATTCCAACACGCTTGACATCATCAAAAAGGCCGTTTCTTCAGCCGTGTTAGCCGCCGAACAGGTAGGGCTTGCCGACGCGCTTCTCGACAAGAAGGATTACGCTATCAACGCCGCCCAACAGTCTCTTGCTGGATGGGGACTTGCGATTGACATAGATGAATTGGATGTGTTGATCGAAGCCGCCGTTATGGAAGAGTTCAACCGCTATCGCGTACCAGAAGCGGAAGAAGTTATCGAGTAACCTACATGACCAACAGACCGCCCTCATTGTAGGGCGGTTTTGTTTGTGGTATAATCAAAGCGTGGTCGAGAGGGCTGCATCAAGCGGTTCGTTTGCGTAGGCAACTTGGCTGCATAGTAAGTATCACGATGGTTGGACATGCCTAAAGTTTCGACTGACCGCTAATGCCAACCGAACTGCTCCGAGTGTCAAAGGCACGGAAGGCCTGGTAAACGGCGAAGTCGCAAGCGACTTTACCAACGGCAACGGGGTCGTATCCCTACCGGAGCAACTAAGTTGTGTGTTTGAGGAAAGTACGGACGGGGCTGACATCCCCCAAAAAAATCCGTAGCCCTGTCAGTGGGTCACGATCCTCCTCTTGTCAAGGTTGGTTTGGCCGCCTAGCGACCAAAACCATAAAACAACTGTCCACAACAAGCGAGACCGTCCTTCGGGGCGGTCTTTGCTTTAACTTAGCATGATTGTAAAGTTATTACCACGGATTGTAAAGTCAAGGGTCGCCCCTAGAAGCCACCAGAACGCCGTAAATTTTCTAAAGGTAAATATACTCAATTGATGATATTACGTCGTTTTCTCTATCTGCGCCAATCAATCGCTATGATAAACTATGCGCGTTTCTGAAGTCCACCAGGGGGTGATATTGGTCAATATTGCCTATTGACATTTGTAATACATGTCTGTATAATGAATTCAAGAAATGAGGAGATGACAAGATGACACTAACAATCAACGGCAACAAATACGAAGTCAAACAGCGAAAACTCGAAAATGGAATTGTCTGGCTTTATTGCACCAGAGGTCGCCACGGATACGCAATCGCCGATTTGGGCAACGGGAAATACGGCAAGGTCAATCTTTTATTCTAATCCACCAACCGGGGCGCGACGAGATACGCGCAATCTAATAGAGGAGAGACTTATGGATAAACAAATAGCAAAAGAACGCATCAAATTGGCAATCAATAAAATAAAAGAAAACGCCGAAAACGATCTTGATTTTGCAAGGCGCGTTGCTCAGTCTGGTAGGTATAGTGAGGCCTATGAGCGGTCATTCCGCGCAACAAATTTTAGCGAAGTTGCCAGTTGGTTAGAAATTCAATTTAAAGACATTTTAGATTAGAGGAGAGACTTATGGCAGAAAATAACATCGTAACATTCCGCACCACCGATCTTGAACGGTCAATGCTTGATTACCTGATTTCAAAGGGTCACAAGCAATCGGATGTCATCAAGGCTGGTATCCAAGAAGTTTATCGGCAGGAAGTATTAGCCGAAAGACCAATCCCAGTCGTCGGTACAATCAAGGACGGCGTTGTAGACTGGGCAGCAGAAAACGACAAGTGAGGTTATGATGGTAGCACTAGCGATAGGCAGTTACACACGAGAACAACCGACCACGCACGACTGGAAACCTGGTCGGTACACTCTCAAAGGTCAGCAGACGCCGCGCTATGTCACAGATGCGGCCTTAGCAGTTGAGCAAGCGTGGCGGGATTACGACATGACCATCGACCTGCGAGAGGATCATCTTGCGGTCAACATGGAGGTGGACACCGCGCTCAACAGGGCATTGAAAGCCGAACAACACGAGCGCGAGATGAGGGAGCGATGGACACAAGAACTCCTGAATTCGGAGAGGTGACAAAATGACAGAATGGAATCAGGAATTTGAGGACAGCGTAGAACAAAAGTTCGTGAATGGCAAGACTATTTCAAATTATGAAATGGAAACCGCTATCAGTGAGATTCACCGCCTAAAGAAACTGGTCGGAGAGCTGGTTGAAGATACAGAGCGATTGGCTAATGTCGCAGGACATTACGACGGTTGTCCTGCATGGGATTGCGAAGACGATGAATGTACTTGCGAAACAAGACCTACGCTTGATAAGCATTATGCCCTTCTCTCCCGCGAAAAGGTAGTGTTGTATGGCAGATGAATTAGACGACAGCGCACAGGCCGAGTTAGACAGGCAGTTTGAGCGGATGTTCATCGAGGAAGAAACACAGCCGGATGAACATCTGGAAGAGGTCAAGGAATACTTAGAGAAGTGAGGAGAGAATATGCAAAGCGAAAAAATTGATCTGTTAGCATCAGCACTTGTAAAGGCGCAGGCCGAAATGAAACCCGCCCCCATGAACGCGGTCAATCCATTCCTGCATAACAAGTATGCAGACTTGGGAACGCTGATTCAGACCGCCGAACCTGTCCTGGCGAAGAACGGGTTGGCTATCTCGCAGTTGCCCACCAATGAAGGCGGGCAACTCGGAGTGAGAACGATCCTTATGCACCAGTCGGGCCAGTTCATCGAATCCACCGTATCGCTGCCCCTGGGTGACGAAAAAGGAAAGTCGTTAGCGCAGGTCGCCGGGTCGGTCATCACCTACCTACGCCGCTATTCATACTCCGCTATTTTGGGGATGTATAGCGACGAGGACACAGACGGCAACGATAACCACAAGCAGGAAAGACCAAAGCCAGAGAACATCGTTGTTCCCGACAAGACGACCCCAAACGATTACTGGAAACTTGTGCGCATTACCTTGAAGTGGGATGAAGCCAAGAGCAAGGCGCTGCTGGAGCGCTGCGGCGGTGACTTTGAGATGGCGTTTGTTGAAGCGAAAAAAGAAGCGGAGGCGAAATAATGGACTCACCTGTAACTATCGTCGGTAATGCTGGGCGCGACGCGGAACTTCGTTTTACCCCCGAGGGCAAGGCTGTCGCCTCTGTGTCCGTTGCAACCTATTCAAGCGGTACTAAAGAAAACGATAATAAGGTATCCGTTTGGGTGCGCGTGTCATTTTGGGGTGAGGTTGCAGAACAGGCGAACTCGATTACCAAAGGCCAGAAGTTGATCGTGCGCGGGCGGTTCACGCCCGTCAGGATTTGGGAGAAAGACGGCAAGACACAGGCCAATATTGAGATGACTGGCGACTCGTTTGAAGCGGTGCAGCGCCAAGAGACAACACCGTTTTGAGTAGCTTGAAAATCGAGTTGTGGTATAATGAATTTGCTTAGGACGGAATGATAACATACAACCAGCCGCTTTTCGTCATACGTCCTAAGCAAACGTTATCAGTGACGAGAGCGGCTGATTGTTATCTAGGAGCGGAATTATGGCCTACATACCAATTGAATTAAGAAAAAGAATTTACGAAAGGGATAAATACACTTGCCAGTATTGTGGGAAAATTGGACAGCCGATAAGGCGTTATGGAAGACCATGTATAATAGAAAATCCAAAGAATGTAAATACTAAAACAGAACATGGTAGTTATAACGGTCTCGATGTTATACCTTTCGAGATAGACCACATCATTCCCGTTTGTTATGGGGGAGATACGGTTGAGGAAAATCTAGTTTTGGCTTGTGCTAAGTGTAACAGATCAAAGGGTTATAGATTACTAGGAGTAAAATATGGCCGGGTATTGGCTTAAATTGTATACTGAAATTCTTGAAGACCCTAAGTATCACCGCTTATCTGACACGGCGAAATTAGGGATGATTGAATTGATGCTAGTTGCCAAAAAAGTTGACATGGACGGCGAGATACCTTCAATTGAAGATGTGTCATTTTATACCCGCAGGTCAGTTGAATGGTGGAAACCAGTTTTTGAAGAGTTGTTGTCAATCGAATATCTTGTGACAAATGGAACCGAAACGATTATCAGAAAGTTTGCAGAACGTCAAGCGGCACTTGAACCAGCAGAACGACAAAGATTGTCACGAGAAATAAAACACAAAAAGGAGTTCCGTCACGAACCTGTCACGGATATGTCACAAAAGGTAACGGAGAGAAGAGAAGAAACAGAAACAGAAACAGATAAGAGTAGAGAAGAAGTAGAATCCGCTGCTTCTATCCCTCCCATAAATCCATTGACAGGCGAATACGAATCAAATCCTCCCAACCAATACGAACCCGCCGATGATCTATTCTGTGACGACGCCTTTCTGAGAGTGACAGGATTCTACCCGACAGAACGAGTAAACGAAGTTAGGCGAACAATAAAGATGTTGTCCGAGAAACACAAGATAAATGACCGCGCAAAAATGGCCGACCATCTGAGGCCGTTCTACCTAGAGTCTATAAAGCGCAAGAATAAGCAGGGCCAGAATTACCAGAAGTCTAATACATTCTGGATACTCGAATGGGCGGCCACCGGCGAAATCCCCGCCGTGAAATCCAAAGACACTTTCAAGCAGCAATCCCAGGAAGAGATAAACAAACTTCGTGAGGAATTGAGGAAGGGGAATAAATGACCGTCAAATTGATTTGTGGTGATTGTCTCGAAGTGATGAAGTCGATACCGGACAAGAGTATTGATGTGGTGATTACTGACCCGCCTTACGGGATAGGGAAGGATGGACAAAAAGAATCGTCTGGCGTTCATGGAGGGCGCAAGGGATATGAGTTTAAGGGATGGGATAGTATTAGACCAGATAAGCAGGTGTTTGATGAAATCCAAAGAGTTTCACAAAATCAAGTTATATGGGGCGGCAATTATTTTGCTGACTATTTGCCCGCAACTTCAAAATGGCTAGTTTGGGATAAAGGGCAAAGAATAAATCAATCCGATGGTGAATTAGCGTGGACATCTTTTTCAGGCGCACTAAGAATATACACATTAAATCGGGTGGCAATAATGACCGATGGCGCCATTCATCCTACTCAAAAACCAGCATCTCTTATGAGATGGGTAATTTTGAACAACACTCGCGAAGGTGATACCATCCTCGACCCCTTCATGGGTTCTGGCACAACAGGAGTAGCGTGTGTCCAGACAGGCAGAAACTTCATCGGAATAGAGATTGACCCAGAATATTTCGCAATTGCTGAAAAGAGAATCAAGGATGCACAACAGCAGATGAGGCTATTCTAATGACCCAATACACTAACGCAACTCAAGAGATGATCCGCAGAAACGAAGCCGTCCCGCTTTACATCGAAGGGACAAACGAGTGTCCCAACTGTCGCGGCGCAAAGACGGTATTCGCTTATAAGATTCAAGGCGGGCCGTATAGATCGCCAAACGGGAAATGTAAGTGGTTAGACTTCGATGACGTTTCAAAATCAGGGTGGTATTCCGGTGAGACTATCGTAGAAAATTGTCCAGCGTGTACGAAAGGACGCGTCATAGATTGGCTGAAATCCAATTGCGGGTTGACGGGCGCTTGTCTATCTAAGTCGCTTGAAAACTTCAACACCAATGGTGTGTTGTCAGAGAAGAAACCCGCCCTGGACGCCGCGAGACTTGTTCTAAGCGAAAACGAATCATGCAAGGGTATTCTGACATATCACGGCTCTTTTGGTGTTGGGAAAACTCACCTGCTCATGTCGCTCGTGAATGGATTTACCAGCATCGGAGTTCGGGCGGTCTATTCCCTCGCGTCTGATATTCTTGACGACATTCGCTCTGGATACCAGAACAGGACAAACGACTTCTTGTCACAATATCAGAATATCCGAGTTTTGTGCATTGACGAGATTGACAAAGTATCTTTGACCGATTGGGCGCTGCAGACATTTCACCAGTTGGTAGATCATCGGTACAGGAACAGCGAAAAGTATCTCACCGTATTTTCAAGCAACCTGAGTCCGTTTGAATATCCCGTGGAGTTGCACTATCTTTCTTCTCGGATGACAGGCGGAAAAGTTGTCAAAGTGTCTGGTGCTGACATGAGGCCGGTGGTAAGTGATTACACGGATATTTAATCAATGGCAGCAGGGATTCCCGTATCTACAAGAGATTGCGAGGATGATGTGAGCGTAGAATTGATATGCGGAGATTGTCTGGAAGTGATGAAGTCTATCCCTGACAAGAGTATTGACGTGGTGATTACTGACCCGCCGTACAACATCGGAAAAGCAGAATGGGACAAGATAGATAACTATATTGAGTGGTGCGGTTTGTGGATTACAGAATGCCAAAGGGCGCTAAAAGACAATGGCTCTTTTTATTTCTTCCATAACGACATGGAACAGATAGCCAATTTGATGTTATGGATTAGGAATAATACAAAGTTTGTTTTCAAACAGTTTATTGTCTGGAATAAGAGATTTGACGGTGCTAGTAACAAAGGTTTTCTTGATGGGTTTGTGGTTCCCGAAGGATTGCGAAATTATCAACAAATGGCAGAATATCTTTTGTTTTACACATTTCAAGACGAAACAGGGTTGACAACCGTCAAACTAGATGTGAATAACTTTCCTACGCTTCGCCAGTATTTCAAGGATTATCAAGAAGCGCTGGGGATGACAAAACTTGAAATACTCGAAAAGATAGGACAACAAGCAGACCATTGTTTCAGATGGGGTTCAAGTCAATGGGATATGCCAACAAAAGAAACTTACGAAGCACTGGAAAAACTACCAGTAAAAAATGAGTTCGTGCGCCGTGAGTATGGGGACTTGCGCCGTGAGTATGAGGACTTGCGCTATACGTTTAATAACCAGAAAATGCATCATAGCGTTTGGAATTATGAAATAGCTCCACGATGCGAACACATTACACCAAAGCCAGTCGATTTACTTGAAAACATTATCAAGCATTCGAGTAATGAGAATTACACCATCCTTGACCCCTTCGTGGGTTCTGGCACAACTGGCGTCGCATGTGTCCAGACAGGTAGAAACTTTGTCGGAATCGAGATTGACCCCGGATATTTCGCAATCGCTGAAAAGCGTATTCACGACGCCCAACAACAAATGAGGCTATTTTGAACCCCGTATCTCACTTCCTTGCTCTACGTGGGTATGCGTGTGAGAACTGCGGTGCGCCGTTTTCATTTGACAATCCGCCTACCCGTCACCACTGCATAGAGCCTACGCAGAAGCATAAACATTTTCTAGACGCGGACATAAACATTGAGCTGGTAGGCTGGACGTGTTGCCATGAATCAGGCAAGTTGGACACCACGGAACACGCCCTGGAGTTTGCAAGACGGCAGATCGAGCGAGGCTACGACGTGATAGGGTGGTATGAATCGCTCCCCTTGAAGGTCAAGCGGTTCCCTAATCTTAGGCAGGGAATGGGGTATTGACCTTTGTATTACATCGTGATAAAATAGTTACTAGAGATTGGCAAAGTTTGCCAGAAAGAGGAGAGACTATGGAACACGAGACCTGTAAAGTATGCGGATTCCCCCACGACGGGAGCGACCATTCAGACTGTGTATTTGCGCTGAAGCAGGAAGTTGATCGACTGCGGGGAGACTTAAACGACCTTAGAAAACAATTTGAAGACCATTTAGTTGTCGTAGAAATTGATGATGGTTTTCTTGACGCACAGAACACCCGCGCAGAGATGATTCCATGACCATCATCGAAGTCAACCACACGAAGGACATCCCATCAAAGCCAATGAGAGCCTATGCGTTAGTTGGCAAGGAAACTATAGATGACTGCGCCAGGATGTACGAGCGTTATTACGGCGTAAAGCCGACACAAGGTTACAAGTGGATGAATTATGTCTATTTTGAGTTACCAGAGACAGGAGGATAAATGTCAACATATAAATTTACGGATGAAATTCCAGACGACGAAAAGGCGCATGACTTCAAAGAGCCTGAGAATTGGGATGAAAGAGACGCGGAAAAGAATAAGTTAGTTGCGTGCCACGATTGTAGGTTTTTTTCTGGTGGTGTGTGGACGTGTTCTGAGGCCGTTGGGATGTGGCATAAGCCGTGTAATGAATTTAAGTGGTGGTGAGGAGGCATAACATGAAACTCGAATCAAACAAATGGTATTCAGTAAGTGAGCACAAGTTGTTGGCAGAGGAGATTGAGGGGCGGATTGTACTAAGCGTACACAACGATGGTGCCACCGTACAATTCCCGCAGGATTTCTCTGCAAAAGAGGTCGCCGAAAGAATAATGTATGTGCATAATCCGGCCACTCGCTACATTCTCCTCGACCTCCCCGAAGAACAACTGATGGATTTGGATGGGGTGAAGGGGAAGATTGAAGTTGGAATTAGGTGCTTAATCGTCAGGTACGAAAAACCATCGAAAGTAATGCCGGGATTTAATGAGTTTAATTTGAACCTATACAGTTACGACACGTCCCGCTCCGAAGCCATCCACGCCGCCAACGAGTTCATCAGCCGTATAAAGGGAGGGTAAGATGAGCGAACTCAAGAAATGCCCGCGCTGTGGGGGCGAAGCAAAATATCATCTCGGAGGCGTATGGAGCAAATATAAATACTCGGTCAGCGACAAGCATTACAACATCCAGTATGGAGGGAATGGAAGGATACACATTGTTGAATGTGTTACTCCAGGCTGCATGATTAATGCGCTAGGGGAAACTGAAAAAGAGGCTGTTGCGAAATGGAACACCCGCCCGCTGGAATCCTCCCTCGAATCACAGATAGCATCACAGGCAGAGGACATCCGAAAGTTG